CCAGTGTCACCTGCTGGAACAGCTATCCGTCAGCGTGGCTACATCACAGTCCAAGACTTTGACAGCCAAGGCTCAACCACCACGTACAACGTACCTGGCGGCGAGTACTACAACCCTGACCTCCCAATTGACTTCATCATTGCGTCAACTGAGGACCCAACAGTATAATTTAGTTATGAGGCGGGTAGTTAACGACGACACTGTCGTCAACTGCCCGCTTTTTCTAATCTAAGGAGCCTTGATGAGTAACTTGTGGGTAGATGTAGAAGAGCTTGGCGAATACGCAGACTCTGATTACGCATATGATGCAATTAAGACCGCTTCTCACTTGCTCTGGAGTATGTCAGGGCGTAAATTTTCTGGTAGCACCACCGTCACTGAGCGGTACGTTTCTGCCTATGACCCATATCTTCGCACTGGGACTTCTAGCATGTCCCATGCTCCTCAGCTAATTAATGGAAAAGTAGAGAACGTTGTCAATGGCGGAAACGGTCGTTATTCAAACCATGACTTTCTTGGAGACGGCACCAACGCTCTTACCCGCGTAAGACTGCGAGGACGTAAAGTTGTTGAGATTCACAACATGCGAGATATGCAGGGTGAACTCATTGACCCAGACACTTACTACTTAGCAGACCACTCAGTAATTTACGGAACACCAAATGCTTCGTGGACCGCGACAAACGTTGAAGTGACTTACACATACGGAACTCCTCCTCCCCCCTCAGGGCGAGCCGCTGCGAGGCTTTTAGCCACAGAATTAGTAAAGCTTTATTCAGGAGACGACACCTGCGCCCTTCCTCAACGTGTGACTTCTGTTGCTCGTCAGGGAGTCTCTTACACAGTACTTGACAATCAAGACTTTATTGACGAGCTCAAAACTGGTATCTACGCAGTTGACCTCTTCTTGCGTGCTGTTAACCCAGACAAGGCCCGTGCTCGTTCTCGAGTGTTCTCACCAGACCAGCCTCGTGCTCGTCGAATTATCGGCAAGTCCCCTGCCTTCGAGCTCAGCTCATACGATTTGTACTTCAACTCTCAGGGTGGCACGCAGGTCTACTACATCAACGAATTTGGTGGAGAGTTCCTTACCGAAGACAGCGCATGGAACGTGTACGCAACAGTGTCTAATTACAACAGCTCTACAACTACTGACTTCTCAAATGAGGCTCAGCTGGACAGAGTAGACGGTACCATTAGAATCGCTCTGGGCTACCCAGCGTTGCTTGGAATTTTAGGTCCTCGTAATCCTGGATTGATTGACATATATGCAAGTCGACCAAGTTTAGGAAACCCCGAGGTAAACGAGATAATCAACTTAGTAACGGGTAACGTTATCTATCAGCTAGGTGGCCGCATAACACCAATAGCAATTGCATAATACATAAGAAAGAAATGACATGGCAATAGCAGACATCAGTGGCGTAAATGACGACGCTAGAAACTTAGCAACCTTTCTTGGAGAAGTTCTCTCCAAAGTTGTGACTGTGTACGATTCTTACAACATGCCTGTCCCGACTCGCAAGTATTACACTTTTGGAGCCCCCGCGGTTGACTGTGAGCAGCTAGTTGTGTCTCTTATCCAGATGTACATTGGAACTCCTGGCGACGAAGCCAACGAGCCTAGGCGCTGTAACGACCCACGAAGTGCGACTCTTCTTGTCTCTGTATCTCGAGCAGTGCCTGTAGCTCAGGCTAACGGGAACCCGCCAAACTCTGTAAACATCCAAGACGCTACTGAAGTCTCAGCTTTAGACGCTTGGATTCTTATGGAAAGCGTTAGAGATTTTGACTCAAGCTGGAGCGGCTTGCCCAGTGGACTAGGCCTCGGCGTAATCGCAACTGTAGACGTTGACTCCCCTGAAGGCGGATTCCAGACGACCCGTTTGACCATCACAATGGCTATCCCATAATGGGAAATGTAAACATAGTTTGGAGAAATTTAGTACTTGATAAGTATCTAAATTCTCCAGGTGGACAAGTTGGTCGATACCTTAAAAAGCAAGGAACTAAGGTTACGACCGCTGCTAGAGCTCAAGTTGGGGTAAAAACGGGGCAGTTGCGCTCATCGATTCACATGCGTCACATGCGAGATTCCCGAGGTCAATATCTAAAGATTGGCTCCTCTGTAAAGTATGCCTACATGCATCACGAGGGCACTAAGCCTCATTTAATCCTGCCTAAAGGCCCAAACACACATCTTAGATTCTTTAGTAAGGGGGTAATTGTTTTTGCCCCTTTAGTAAGGCATCCTGGAACAAAGCCAAATCGCTATTTATCAGACAATCTAAAGTTGATAAGATAGACAGCAGTAAGGACGCACTGCATTAGTTGTGCGTAAATGACATAGACAAGGAAGAAGTATGACGAATAGATTTAAGGACTTCGGTGCTGGCTCAGCTGTCACAGATACGCCTGTTTCGTTTAAGCTCCACGGAGAAGATTTCGAGTGTTACCCAGCTTTGCAGGGTAAAATGCTCCTCGACTTAGTGGCTAACTCAGACGAAAACGACGGAGCCGCAATAGCCAAAACTATTGACTCGTTTTTTAAAGCTGTCCTCGTAGAGGAAAGCTACACCCGTTTCGACACCCTATTGAGGGACCCCATTCGCATCGTCTCGGTCGAGACACTCGGTGAAATCACCGCATGGCTAGTAGAGGAGTATTCAAGCCGCCCTACAGCGGGGCCAAAGGACTCGTAGAGTGGGCAATTGACCTTTGGCCTTATATAAACGGAAAAGCCCTTGTGCAAGGCATAAAGCTTAAAGAAATGGAACTGTCAGACATGTTAGATGTCATCCACTACTTCTTCGAAGAAGATTTACTGGTCAGCTCTTCTGAAGAGTCCGAAGCTAAGACACAAATACGTTCCGTTTTATATAGAGAAATGTATGGGACTACGTATAAGTACGGAGTCAGTAAATCAGGAGAAAGCTATAATTATGCTAATGACACCCTTCCCTCGGATGGGCTAGTAGGCAGCACCGATGAAGTGATTCCAGACCCAATGCAGCAGAAGCGCCCCACAAGGGCATATACACCGACAACAGACTTTGATGCGGATAGTCCGCTTCCATTTGGGCGGGTCCTAGACCAGCCTGAAAGTCGTTAGAAGAAGGGGGTGAGAGCGTATGGCAGTAGTAGGTGATGCATATGTAGTAGTCCGCGCTCTCACTTCTGGATTCAAAAAGCAAGTCGAACGTGACCTAAACGGTATTGGTAGTGTTGGAGACAAAGCTGGGAAAGAGCTGAGCGAGGGCCTTAACCGCGGCTCTAGAAGGGGCGGCGGACTAAAAATCTCAACCCCTCAGTTTGAAGCTGAGGCAGAGCGTGCTCGGGTCAAATTTCGTAACCTAAGCGTAGCTCAGAATTTTCTTGTAGCAGGTATCCCTGCTCTCTTGGGCTCAATAGGAGCTCTAGGTAGCGGTCTTGTAGTTCTTGTTGGAGTTTTGGGCAATGCTGCCAGAGGCTCAATTGTGTTTGCGTCTGCTCTGGGCGGTCTAGTTCAGGGCGCAATTGTAGCTAAAGTGGCCTTTAGAGGCGTAAGCGATGCCCTTTCAGCTGGCTTGAAGGCGCAAGAAGCAGCGGCAGACAACAGTGATGCACAAGCGGCAGCCGCTAGGCGCCTCCGTGACGCCAGATTATCTCTTAAGAGACTACTAGAAGAAGAAAAGCCTGAAGCCCTTGCAGCAGCACGTGAGAGGGCTGTCAGAGCCGAAGAAGCGGCTGCTGACGCATTGCTCGGGACCGAAAGAGCCACTAGAACTTATAATCAAGCACAAAAGAACTCTCTCAATGCCCTCGAGGACCTCAACGAGGCTCGTGATGACGCCAGAGAGAAGATACAGCAACTTCGTTTTGAGGTTGAGGGTGGCGCTATCTCAGAGAAAAAGGCCCGCCTTGCCTTTGAAAAGTCTCGCGACTCCTTGCAGAGAGTTCAGGACCTTCCACCGAACTCCAGAGCACGTCAAGAAGCAGAGCTTGCTTTTGCAGAAGCCGAGCTAAACCTCCGCAAGGCTATTGACAACAACTCAGACCTCAAAAAAGAATCAGAAGCCTCTACCAGAGCTGGTGTTGAGGGCTCTAAACAAGTTGTTGAGGCTAAAGAAAACATCGCACAAGCCCAGCAGGCAGAACTTGACTCTGGAATCGCTGCCGCTAGAGCAATCAGAGATGCAAGCAGAGCTACAGAGGAAGCTGCTAAGGCAGCAGCTGACGCTAGCGCTGGTGGAACCGTAGAACGTGACTTAAACAGAAGAATTGCCACTGCTAGAGAGCAAGTTGAGCTTGCTCAAAAAGCCGCAGCGAAAGCCGCTTCAGGGGGAATTGATGAGTACCGAAACGCACTAGAAAAGCTTTCACCAGAGGCTCAGAGCTTCGTTAAGTTTTTGATTGAGCAACAAGAAGCGTTTGACTCTCTCCGTGACGCTGCTGGACGAGCGCTGTTCCCGAAGCTTGAAGAGTCTCTAACAATAATCATTGGGAGGTTCAAAGAACTAGAGCCTCTTTTCGAAGAAACAGGCAGCATCCTTGGAGACTTGGCTGTTACTTTTGCTGAGACATTCTTCCAAGGCGAAAACTTTGAAAAGCTAAAAGCTGTTTGGTCTACTAACAATGAACTGCTGGGGAAACTTGGTCAAACAGCAATAAATTTGCTAGAAGGGTTTTTAATCCTTCTAAATGCTGCAGAGCCTCTAGTTAAGGTCTTTGGAGATTGGGCGGTAAACACTAGCGAAGCTTGGAAACAGACTCAGATTTTCAAAGAAAAAAACGGTGAGCTAGCCACAGAGTTTGAGACACTACAAACTAAAATTGAAAAGATTACAGGCATCTTTGGCAATTATAAAAAAGCCTTTGGTGGAATCTTTGATGTTATCAATCAGCCAGGTGGCGCTGGAGATGTACTGCTCAGTTACTTTGAAGAAGCCTCTACAAGCTTCCTTAAGTTTGTCACGGACGGGGCAAAAGACGGAAGCCTAAACAAATTCTTTATAGACTCTACAAAAAACTTCACCGCACTGTTGAGCCTTTTGTCCAACCTAGGTGGCGGTATTTTGGCTCTTGGAGCCGAAGCTGGCGTGGGTCAATTTATTGAGAGTTTGGATAATGCTGTAACAGTTTTCAATGAGCTCGGTATACAGCTCAGTGGAAAGGACGGTCCAGTTGCACAGCTTGGCGAGCTAATTGAGCAATTCGCTATTTTGACAGCTAACTTAACCGATGTCGGCTCTATCAAAGCATTTTTTGACACTTTAATTATTACTCTAAAGATTGTTAATACCATTGTTGGAAGCGAGTTTGCTCAGGCCATTCTACAAGCTGTAGGTCCGCTACTTGGCGTTCTTTTAGCAGTAGGTAGAATTGTTGCTGTTTTTAAGTTTTTATTCAAAGCAGCAGCAGGTTTCGTTTTATTGATTAAAAACGGGCTTGCCAGCGCAATGAAGTTCTTTGGCGGGCTTGCATTTAAATACTTTGGCCAACAAGGAATCCTTGGGTTTATAGGCAGAATTGCTGCTGGCTTAACTCGTGTTATTAGCTTTGTTATACGATTCCTAGGGCCAATTGGGCTAATAATTAGCATTCTTATTACGGCTGTCCCGTTGATTATTAAAAACTGGGACAAAATTGTTGAGTTTTTTGCGGGGATATTTACTTACATTGGGGAGACGTTCTCCAAACTTTGGGAATCGATTATTACTATCTTCCAAGAGTCTTGGGGCCGCACGGTTGATTGGTGGACTGGAACTGTAATTCCGTTCTTTACTAATCTAGGTAAAACAATAGGCGACGCTGCTAAAGCAGCTTTTGATTGGTTTTTAAACTTCTTTAAGGATGCTTGGAACGGGTTCTTAAGCTTTTTCACTACCACTATCCCCAACTGGTTTAAAGGCTTGGGCAAGCTAATCTCAAACGCGGCTGGGAACATTTTTGCGTTCTTTAGTGACTTGTTTAAAGACGCCTTTAACGGGGTAAAAAACTACTTTAATAACACTCTCATCCCGTTCTTTAAAGACCTACCAACTAAAATTAAGAACGCCGCATCAGGACTCTGGGACTGGCTCAAGGATAGTTTTAAGACTGCCCTTAACTTCATAATCGATAAATGGAATAACTTTAGCCTAGACATCCGAATTCCTACGAACTTTATATCCAAAGCTCTAGGTGTTGCTGGCTTAGGATTTACGATTGACACTCCTAATATCCCCCGTTTGGCTGCTGGTGGCATAGTTCCTGCTACGCGAGGCGGGATGATGGCAGTTATCGGAGAAGGTGGCCGTTCAGAGCGAGTAGAGCCTCTTGATAAAGACGGGCTGTCTACCCGTGACAAAGCAATGATTAGGCTTTTGTCTGGTCAAAGTGGCGGTGCCGCTACAATCAACGTTTACCCATCCGCAGGGATGAACGAGCGCGAGCTTGCCGAGCTTGTCTCTCGCAGGTTAGCTTTCGAGCTTAGGAGAGGCGCAGTCTAATGGTTTACACACAAGGACAAGAAAACTTTTCAGTAGACAGAGGGCTACAAGAGCTCTTTAGCCCAGACATTGGCCGCCTAAAGCTTGACGCAAACATTGTCCTTGGGGACTTTATCCTCAACACCCTAGACTCTGAAGGAGTTGTTTGGGTAGTCACAGATATTCCAGGATGGTGGGAATCCCCCAGAGCCGATGTTCCAGACATAGCTAGAGGCTTTGGTGATGGTTCGTATGAAGTACGAGGGCGCTACAACTCACGGAGCTTTTCTATTCGAGGCTCTTTCTTAGTCCCAAAACCAGCACTCGTTGAGGCCGCTCGTGACAGGCTTATTGCAGCTACCGCTAACTTGGCAAGAACTGGCGTTTGGTTTAAAACAGGCAGCGACCCAATTAGAGCAGCGTATGTAACGCTAAACGGCGACATCTCGATTGAGACTGAAAACCTTAGAGGCAGAACCAACTTTGAAATCGGGCTTCGTGCTGCCGACCCTATTAAGTATGCGTGGAACGACGCAAGCCCAGATGGCTACGCTTTTGCTGAGGTTCCAGTTAGAAACTCCGCAACGGGGGTTAGTGGGCTAGGAACGATTACCAATATTGGAAACTACTCGGTGCCTTGCTTCTTAGAGGTGTCAGGTCCGTTTGCTGGTCCAGGAACTATTTTCAACAGAGCAACTGAAGAGCTCATCATTTTGACTCAGGGGTTGAAAGGTCCAATCTCTCGCACCGTAGTTAACAAGCAGCTCACTTTCAACCTAGCTACGCTAAAAGACATTGCCACACTTACCACCACTGAGGCTCATGGATTCTCTGTAGGAGATAGCGTTTATGTCTCAGGAATCGACGCACCCTTTGACGGGGACAACCTCATCACAGCTGTACCTACTGACACAACTTTCAATTACGAAGCAGACGCTGCTTCTATCATCCCTGTAGCTTTCAAGTCCTTGGCATCGGGTTTTGCCACCATAAAAACGACCGAACCTCACGGGCTAACCACAGGTAGTTCCATAGTTGTGAGCGGCGTGGATTCAGTGTTTGACGGCGTGCACACAATCACATCTACTCCTGCTGCTAATTCTTTACAGTTCTCCAAAACTCGTATTCCTCCGAGAAGCGTTGTATCGGCGTCGTTAATTTCCAACATTGCAACAATTAACACTTCTGACGTTCATCAGTTCATTCTTGGAGAAACCGTCACAATAACTGGCGTTGGGTCTAACTACAACGGAACATTTGAAGTTACTGCAATTCCGTCCCCTACTTCTTTTAGTTACGCTTCTACCAGAACTAACGCTCGAACTATTATCAAAAAACAAATGGTAGAAGAAGACATTGTCATTTTGACAACTTCAGCTCCGCACGGGTTTGTTGTTGGCGAAAACGTAAATGTCACTGGAGTCGACTTATCTCTAAATGGTGGTTACACAATTGGCGCTACCTACCTCCCCACGGATTTTGGTTACCGCAGAGTCAGAACTACCCAAAAAACAATTGTGACCAAAGCAAGGTCTAACGACGTTGCAACCTTAACTGCGTCGCAATCACACGGTTTTGTGGTTGGAGAGAAGGTTGTTGTAGCAAGTGTTGGCGGTGGTGCTGGTGGAAACTTCAACGGAACGCACACAATTACCAGCCTCCCCAGTTCGACCACCTTTACTTATGCCAACAGCGGGTCTAACCAAGTATCAACGACCATACCCACTGGCGGTACAGCTAGAGCTGGAAGCCGAAAGATTGCTTCTATTCTTTTAGCTGGAAACGTTATAACCATAACTACCAGAGATAGCCACGGCGCGATTTTCGGAGAACAAATTACAATTACGGGGGTGGGTGCTCCTTTTGATGGAACCTACACTATCTCCGCTATCCCTTTTCTAAATGTTTTGGAGTGCCAAAAGACGGCAGCTAACGTTGCTCTCATTTCGTACCCAGTAGACGAAGAAACAGGCGCAACCGCCGATGTCTTCGTTGAGCTCTCAGGGAAAATTTCTTTGGTGAATGTGACACCTAACGGGCAAGCAGAGGTAGGCGGAAGTCTCCCCTTGACTGCTACGGGCGGCACAGCGACTGTCTCGGGCACAATCCCAGAGACATTTACTGGTGGAAACGTTATTAAAACTCAGAACGTTCAGTTCACTCCTGGACTATCGGGAGCAACCGCAATTGTTTCAGCAGACATTCTTGAGATTGACACCCAAAACCGCGAGGTAGCTTTCAACGGAGAAGTCGAAGGAGCAAGAGGCAGAGTCGATGTATTGGCTAACTTCATAAAACTAGCTCCTGGAGATAATGAGTTAGAATTTATTGACTCAGGTAACCCAGAGGGTGAGACATCTCTTCGAGTCTATTACCGCTCTGGATGGCTCGGCTAACACAATACTTAAAGGACATTAAATGACTATCGAGACACAGGTTGAATACCGTTACTTCCTAACTGACCTACTCAGCAATGATGTAATTTCTGAGGTCCCGTTTAAAGGCGTTTCCTACGAAAGAGCAAACCGCAGAGCTGGAGCTTTTAGCGGAAGCATCCCATTTATTGAGTCCACTAAAGGACTGAACCTTTACGAATCAACTATGCCTGGTCGAACAGGGATATACATTATGCGAAACGACGTCTGTGTTTGGGGCGGGATAATTTGGTCTCGGTCGTACGACGCGGTCAGCGAGACTTTAAGTGTCAACGGCGCTGAGTTTATGAGCTACTTCTACCACAGGAACATCTGGCAGACAATTCAGTATGGTTCTGACTTTATTGGGGTCTCCACGTTTGCCGTGGCATCAGGCGTAGGAACTATAGTTACCGAGTTTCCTCAGGGATTTGCCGTTGGACAGAAAATAGCTGTATCTTTCACAAATCCTATTGTTGATGGTGTCCAAACAATTACGGAGATTAATTCAACAACTAGCTTTAGCTTTGAAACAACTTCTGGAGATGGCAACGGGTCCAGCACAAGCGGAGCGGTACGTAGCCTAGTTGACACCTACGATTTTGCTAGAGACCTTATCTTCCAAACCTCCAAAGACCTGAGCGGCTTTAATTTTGCTAACGAAGTAATTAAACCAGCTAAAGAGCTTCAAGCAGAAGTTATATCTAAGGTACGGTCAGCTGGTGTAGTTACCCTACAAACAGGTGAGGACCACAGCATAATTGCGGGTCAAGAGATAGAACTAGTTCAAATTGACTCAGAGTTAGACGGGTTTCACATAATCTCAGAAGTTCCAAATAATCGAACTATTAGATTTTTACTTGACGGGCCAGCGATTCCTCTTTCGTCTGTGCCTGGTATCCGCACGCAAAACGTGGAAAGCAAGCAGCTTTTAGATAACGTAGCAACCCTCACCCTTGACGATGCGCACAATGCAACAGTTGGGCAGACAGTAATTGTTACAGGCGTGGACGCCTTCTTCACTGGGAGACTAGATACAACATTTAACGGACGTTTCACAATTATAGATGTCCCTAGCCCAAACAGTTTTAGCTTTAGCTCGGGAGGCATCTTAAATGTTGGCCCAGAGGGTGTTGCAGGTGGCATTGCTCTATTTGGCTCCAAAGTAATTTACGGGGACTATGGAAGCTACACAGCTAATGCCGATATCGGGATTGACTTTGAAAATTTAGATAAGAGCGGTTATTACCAAGATACTCAAATCTTGAGAGGCTTTGAGCAGAAGACTGTTGGAGAGATACTCGAGCAGTACTCCAACACAGTTGAGGGTGGGTTCGAGTATCGCATTGACTGCGACTACAATTTCGATACCGCAACTTTTAGTAGAACATTCAGGCTCTTTCCTATCAGCCTTGCTGAGGCCCCGCCAGAGGGGGAAATTTACCCAGTCACTGCTTTTGGTGCTGAAAGACTGGTGTTTGAGTATCCTGGAAACATACTTAGTTTTAGTGTTGCGGAATCCGCAGAGGACGCCGCTACTAGGTTCTTTGTAGTTGGCAGCATTGAGGACCTAAGCGATGACGCTAGCCAACCCTATGCAGGAGCCGCGGACCGTGTAATGCTAGCCAATCCCAACGGGAGAAGCTGGCCTTTGATTGACTTGGCAGAACAGTTAGACGAAATTGAAGATGAGCTATCCCTCCACGCGTATGCTCGGGACTATTTGTTTGAATCTCGTCCTCCTGTTGGGGTATACAACGTAGTTGTTAATGGCTCGCTTTACCCACAGGTCGGGACATTTTTTCCAGGCCAGTGGTGCTCAATTATTGTCGACGACGAGTTTGTAAAACAGCGTCTGGCGAGTGACCAAGAGCCTCGAAGTGACATTCTTATCCGCAAGATTGATTCGTACTCGGTAGTTATACCCGATGGCGTCCCGATTCCTGAAGAAGTTCAACTTAGATTAGTAACAGATTGGAAGGTAGACCAACGTGGCAACTAGAAGAAGAGCAAGTAGAAACTCACTTACGGGAAACATTACTGACCTGCAGAGAAGAGTTAAGTATCTACAGGCCCGAGGCAACCCAACCAGGCTTGCCAATCAAGTTGTCACCAGAACTACTATCCAGCCTAGAGCTGTGTCTACAGACCAAATTGCGCTGAACTCTATTGTCAACGACCAAGTTCAAGCCGACGCAATTAGGCAAGAAAATATGCAAAACGATTCGGTTGGAACTTCTGAACTTATTGACAGTTCAGTAGTCACTGGAAAAATCAACGACTTTGCTATTATCCCGTTAAAGCTCGCAGACGCAGCTGTAGAAAATAGAGCAGTTGCTGACGATGCTATTGCGCAAAATAATCTACAAAGCGATTCTGTAGGTCAGGAGGAACTTCAAACCGACTCGGTAGGTAAAGAACAGATAATTGACGGTTCAGTGGACACTGGCCAGCTAGAGGATGGGTCAGTTACTTCCCAGAAAATTGAAGACGGAGCCGTTGGAAATTCTAAACTTGCCAGCAACTCAGTTACTCGCGATAAAATAGCCGACGGGGAAGTTGGAACCAGCGAACTTGCCAGCGGTGCAGTTACCTCAGCAAAGATTGATTCAAACGCTGTAACTAATAATGCCATGGCCCCAAACTCCGTAAACGCATCCAACATTGTTAACGGCTCGGTTGGAAACAGTGAACTTGCTGGCGGAGCAGTTTTTAACGCAAACATTAGAGATGGCGCTGTTACAACCAGCAAAATTACCAACCAAGCTGTGACCAGCGCCAAAATTGAAAACGGCTCTGTGTCAAGTGCAAAAATTGCAAACGGAGCTGTAGGTAGTAGTCAAATAGCAAATGGAGCTGTAGGCGTTAGCCAGACAGACGGGTCATTTGTTCGTACGATAAGCGCAATTTCTCCTGCCACCGTTGGAAGAAGCGGCTCCACAGTTACTATTGGAGTAAGATTCGGTACTGCCTCTCAGTTGGCTGCTCGTGGTAACCACACACATACCGTGTCTGACTTGTACCCAACCAGAGACGCTGAGGGAAGAGGTCTTAGTGGCTTTCAGAACATAACTAGAACAACCAGCACCCCTTCAACGCAAAAAATTAAAAAAGACATAGAATCCTATGAACCTTCTGACATTAAAAAATTACTTAACTTAGAACCAAAAAAGTTTAAGTACAAAAGGTCTAAGAGGGGGTACCACAAGGAGCTCAACAAAGAGTGGATGCACGGATACATGGTAGAAGACCTTGTGGACCTTGGATTCTCCGAGCCAGTGGGGTATAGCAAAGATGGCGATGCAGACAAACTTGACTACGGACTTATGGCAATGCTTGTGCTGGAGCTAGTTAAGGTCCAACAGACTGAGATAGACTCTCTTAAAGAAGAAGTTACAAGACTTAAGGACAAAAAATGACCTACCTTTTTGAATATGACGGGGCAATACCTGCGGGCGGTGCCTCGTTGGCTGATAGACCACGCTGGGTAAAGACAATCACAGACTCTGACGGAGTAGAGCAGAGAGTAATTCTAAACTTTAGTAACACAGCAGAACTGAAGTCTTTGACAGACGAAGAGGTCTATGTGCATCTAGAAAATCTCGTGTCTTACATAAAAGATGCTTCTCGAGGGTTGTCCCCCATCGCACTTGATGAAGATAACCCTTTAGATGGTTGGCATCTTAAGGGCGGCTGGGCAGAAATAGAGTGGGCAAAAGAAGAAGTTTTACGCTGGTGGGAATCGGTTTACTATAAAGACGAAGAGGGGCCAGAGTAATGTTTGAAGTAAAAGACGGGTCTAGAACCTTACAATTTAGCGGCCAACTTTTAGGAGAGTCCTCTTCCAAAAGATACGACTCCTTTAGGTGGATTGAGTTTAAGCTCTACCGTACCGAGAACGGCTCTTACATACTTTCTAGAATAGGCATCTCGATTGTCTTCCACGCGGCAACTTGTTCTCTAGTTAAAAGGTACGGCCTTAGCGAGTCAAAGTCAGAACAGCTTTCAGATGACGCAATCCCGTGCGTAGAGTGCAGACCTGACAGAAACATGCCTTTATTGTTCCCAGAACAAGACCGAACTTGGGCTCAGGTTAGCGACGAGCCAGGTCCAGTACTGGATGCTTTGTATAAATTTGACCCTGATGGTGGCGCTCGTTACCTGACAAAGGTTGCTCAGAGGCTCCTAGAACAGGCCTCAAATGCGGACTCAGAAATTGAGCGCATCTATAGGGTAGAAATGATTCCATAAATAAGATACAATAGCAACACAAAATGACAGGGACAAAATGACAGACAAGATAACTGACCTATCTCAGGTGCAGCTTCATTTAGTAGACAGCGTCGAGAAAGCTGAAGAATTTCTCCGTTGGATGAGCGAGCGCCGACCCCACAACGCTATTTCTGTTGACATTGAGACAGGCGAACTTCCAGGTAACCCAAAGAAGGACGCTTTCTCTCCTTGGCACGGTCGAATCCGTCTTGTTCAGGTTGGCGATGGAATGCAGGGCTGGGCGATTCCTTGGGAGAGCTGGGCTGGAGTATTTTATCAGGCTATAAAGGAGTTCTCTGGCCCTGTAATTTGTCACAACATAGCTTTTGAAGCCAAGTGGTTTGCCGTCAAGTCTGAGTGGGAGATGCCTTGGGACCGTGCCCACGACACCATGATTATGGCTCGCATTATCAACCCTCTCGGCGCTGCTGGGCTTAAGCCACTGTCTGCGCAGTTCATTGACCGTCACTCTGCTCAGTTGCAAGAAGGCTTAGACATAGGAATGATTAAAAATGGCTGGACTTGGGGGACTGTTCCAGTCACATACGAGCCCTACTGGGCCTACGGCGCTCTGGACACCGTCCTAACAACCAGACTTTGGGAAATGTTCTACCAGCAGTGTGGACCAGAAGGCCCCTACTACAAAGCTTATGAACTTGAGATGGCTGTTAGAAAAATTGCCACTCGCATGGAAGTCAATGGTGCACGTATTGACCTTGAGTACTCTAAAGATAAGTACGAAGAACTAATTGACTACACAGAACGTACAAAGCTGTGGTTCTACAACACCTACAACTCTTCAATGACCAGCAATCAACAGTTGGTCCGAACTTTTGAGGGTCTAGGCGCTGAGCTCACTGCATTCACCCCGTCGGGCCAGAAGTCCGCGAGCAAAGATGAAATTAAACGCCTCGCAATCGAGGGCAACGCAGAAGTAAAAAACCTTGCAGAGGTTGTGCTTAAGCAACGTAAAGCAGACAAGCTTGCCAGCACTTACTTCAGCAACTTTATGGAGAAAAACTCCAACGGGTTCCTGCATCCATCTATCAACACTTTGGCTGCTAGGACTTCGCGCATGTCTATTACTGAGCCTGCACTGCAAACTCTTCCTAAAGGCGACGACGTTGTGCGACGTGCATTTATACCCAAAGACGAGAATCACGTAATCATTACCTCGGACCTTGACCAAGTCGAGTTCCGTATGTTCGCCTCTATGTCTGGTGACCCAAACCTTATTGAGCTGTTCAACCGCGCAGACGCGGAAGGCTCTGACCCCTTTACTGAAATTGGTCGTCAGGTTTATCAAGACCCAACGATGATTAAGTCCGATAAACGGCGTAACTTGATTAAGGGAGTTGTCTACGGACGTCTCTACGGGGCAGGAGTGGCTAAGCAAGCTTTGACTGCTGGCGTGCCAAAAGAAAATATGCAAGCTGTCTCTGACTCGTTTGATATCAACTATCCAGGTATGGCTATGTTCCAAAAGCAGGTAAACGACGTAGGGCAGAAGAGATACCGCAATGAAGGAGAGGGCTACGTTCACACTTGGACTGGCAGACGCCTACCTTGCGATGATGACCGCACTTATACGCTGGTTAATTACCTTGTGCAAGGCGGGGCAGCTGAGGTATTCAAATCCAACCTCGTAAAGTTGGATGCCGCAGACTTGACTGATTACCTTATTGTCCCTGTACACGATGAGATAGTGCTTCAGGCTCCCCGCGAGAACGCAGAGGAGATTAAAAGAATCGTTAAGGAATGTATGACTACAACAGAGGGCTGGGCAGTGCCACTGACAGCAGACGTGGATGGCCCCTTAGAAAACTGGGGGTCGAAGTACTAATGAAGATTGGGATTTTGTCAGTAGACCCTGGAAAAGCCAGTGGAATAGCTTTTATCACTTGGAATGGCGACCACGATGTCAACCCTGTTCTTGAGTGGTCCGATGAGGTTGACGCGGATGATTATGCCGAACGAGTTAGAGACGGCTTAAAGCAGGGTGCTGAGGGTTTTGACGTCTTTTTAGTTGTCTACGAAAGATTCACTATAAATCAACAGACTGTGCGTAATTCTCAGGCTCCCTACTCTTTGGAACAAATCGGAGTTCTTAAGCAGTTATGTCGAGAAGCTGGGTATGACCTAGAAAAAGTGAAAGTTCAAGCCCCAGTTGATGCTAAAAACATGTTCCCCAACCCTGCACTAAAAAAGCTTGAGACATGGCACAGAGGTGGCGAAGGTCACGCGCTTGACGCAATCCGACACGCTCTACTGGCTTTAGCTAGACAAAGTTGGATTCCTAGGGCATTATTAAATAATGAAAAGTAACTAACACGATTTGCCCCACGGGGTCTTATTCTGTGTTAGTATCTATACATAACGACGAAAGAGGTAGCAGTGGCTGTATCGGCAGAATTGGACCCAAACGGGACTCACATTCTTATAAACGCTGATTGGCGGTACAAAGAGCTGTGTAAAAGCATTCCAGGCTCCTCTTGGAACACAAAAGAGCAAGTTTGGCGCATACCGCTTAGCTGGTCAAGCTGTTTAGCCCTACGTTCAACATTTAAGGACAACTTAGAGATTGGCGAAGGCCTTTCGTCTTGGGCCCAGCACACAATAACTACCCGTATAGAACCCTCTATGGCTCTTAGAGAGCTTGAAGAGCACGACGGGGATGAAGACCTGTTCCCGCACCAAAGAGCTGGTGTAGCGTATCTAGCGACCGCTAGAAGGGCTCTCTTGGCCGACGAACCAGGCTTAGGTAAGACCGCTCAGGCTATTCGTGCCTTAAAGCTTCTTAGAGAGCAAGGCGAGGATGTTTTTCCCGCCATGATTGTCTGCCCCAACACTTTGAAGAAGAACTGGCAACGCGAATTTCAGAGATGGTGGCCTGAAGTCACTACTCAGGTTATCAAGGGCTCAGCTGCCCAGCGTAAGAAGCAATTTGACGTTTCTGTTGAGAGCAACATCGATGTCTTCATTATTAACTGGGAGTCCCTACGGTCTCACAGCAGACTTGCACCTTATGGCTCCGTTGCGTTGACTCGTTGCTCAGCGTGCGGGGGCCACGACGAAAGTATTAGTGAAACCCGTTGCGAAGTCCACATTCGTGAACTAAACAACATCGAGTTTAAGGCAGTAGTTGCCGACGAAATTCACCGCTCTAAAGACCCCAAGTCAAAACAGACTAGAGCACTGTGGTCAGCTACGGGAGAAGCGGATATACGCTTTGCAATGACTGGTACCCCTATTGCTAATGACGTTGTGGACCTTTGGCCTATCCTGCACTGGCTAGATGCTCGTGAGTGGCCAAGCAAGACCAAATGGATTGAGCGAATGATTGACACAATGCTCAACGCCTTTGGCGGTATGTTGGTTTTGGGCGTAAAGCCTCACATGCAAGAAGAGTTCTACAAAACTCTCAACCCGCACATGCGTCGCATGTTGAAGCAGAAGGTTCTTCCTTGGCTTCCAGAAGTTATGAACGAGCGCCGAGATGTAGAAATGTCTACTAAGCAGAAAAAGGCTTATGCTCAGATGCGCGACACTATGATTGCTGAACTGGACGATGGACAGGCTCTAACCGCCCCAAGTATCTTGACCCAGACCACTAGGCTCAACCAGTTTGCTAACGCTTACGCTGAGCTAACAGTGGACGAGTCAACAGGAGAGATAAAAGCTACTTTGTCAGAGCCCTCTTGTAAAGTCGATGCTGTGATGTCAGACATAAAGGCTAAAGACTTTGGTGAGGACTCCGTAGCAGTCTGCGCGGTGTCTCGTCAGCTTATCTACTTGCTAAGTGCTGCCATGACAAAGGCTGGGATTAAGCACGGACTTATTACTGGACTGCAGAACGAAGACGAGCGCCAGCAAGCGGTAGACGACTTCCAGAGCGGGCGTATTAAGTGGATTCTTTTCACTGCGCAGGCTGGTGGAGTTGGAATCACCTTGACAGCAGCTCGCAGGCTTATCATGCTTCAACGTCCGTGGTCTTTGGTTGACCACAAGCAGGCTATGGACCGCGTACACAGAATTGGTTCTGAGATTCACGACTCAATTATCATCACTGACTACGTTACAGAAGACAGTATTGAAGAGCGAGTTATCCAAGTACTAGAGAAAAAAGCAGACAACTTCGAGCAGATAGTGAAAGATAAAGACCAACTGCTCTCGATGCTCAAGGAAGACAAGGCTAAAAAATGACGATTATGCGAATAAGCAACTCCGAAATTCAGACGTTCAAAGACTGCAAAAGACGCTGGTGGTTTACGTACTACCGCCGTCTACAGCCAACTGAAAAGAAGATGACAGGTGCATTAGCATTAGGCTCTCGTATCCACGAGGCACTAGACCAGCACTACTCAACGGGGGCTCCTCTTATTCAGGCACACACTAAGTTGGTTGAGATGGAGAAAGAGACTCTCTTAACGGACTTCCGTGATGTCACTGAGCTTGAGAAGGAAGCTGAGCTAGGGCACATTATGCTTGAGGGCTACCTCCAGTGGGTTGAGGAGAACGGAATTGACTCCGAGCTTGAAATGATTTCTACAGAAGAAAAGATTACGATGCCAATGTTCAACGGAGAAGTTGAGCTGCAAGGCAAGCTGGACATGCGTGTTCGTCGCAAAATAGACGGTGTTCGGATGTTCAGAGATTTCAAAACTGTAGGTGGCTCTCTTAGCGACTTCGCAAACTTGGCCCCAATGAATGAACAGATTATGACGTACATGTTGCTTGAGCAACACCAGAACAAGGGAGACGACCGCTCAGAGGGAGGAATCTTTACACTTCTAAAGAAGGTTCGTCGCACTGCTGCTGCCCGCCCTCCGTTCTATGACCAAATAGAAGTACGTCACAACGTGTTTACCCTCAGGTCTTTTTGGGACCGTATCCACGGAACTGTTGCAGACATGATGCGTGTTCGCACTGCTCTAGACGACGGACAAAGCCACGCCTTCCACGCTTACCCAAGCCCTTCTCGGGATTGCAAGTGGAAGTGCCAATTCTTCACTGTATGCACGCTTATGGACGACGGTTCTGCCGCCGAACAGGCGATTGAAGCAATGTACGAAGTAGCAGACCCATATGCATACTATGGAGAAACAGACAAAAAAGGAAGTGAGTGACGTATGAGTGAAGTACAACGGTCTTTGACCGTAATGGTCTACGGTGAATCAAAGGTGGGTAAATCCTCCTTCGCCGTAACTGCTCCTTATCCACGTCTCATGCTTGACGTTGAGGGTGGGCACAGATTCTTGCCTATTGTCACCAAGTACTGGGACCCGATGAGGGAGGAACCGCCAGTAGCTGATGGAACTTGGGACACAGTTGTTGTCACAGTCCGTGACTACGATGTTGTGATGAAGGCATTCCAATGGCTTCAGAGCGGCAAGCACCAGTTCAAGTCCTTGATTATTGACTCCATCTCGGAGCTCCAGGTCAAGTGCATTGACAACATTGCAGGTAGCGAGCAAATGAAGATGCAACAGTGGGGCGAACTACTTCGCCACATGGGCGGGCTTCTTCGTGACCTTCGTGACTTGACAATGCACGCTACAAACCCTCTTGAGGCAGTCGTGCTAACGGCTATGTCTCAGGTTACGCAGGATGGACGGCACCGTCCTTATCTGCAGGGACAGCTAAAAATCATGGCACCGTACTTTTACGACATCCTCGGTGCCTTGGCTATTGAGGAGCTACCTAATCAAGACCCGATGGGTGCTCCGCATAAAGTTCGTAGGCTTTACGTCGAACGAACAAAGGACTACGAAGCAGGTGAGCGTGTTCAGGGTCGATTGGGCACAATCGTTGAGCAGCAAAACCTAAGCATCGAAATGATGCTTGATACAATCTTCGGACCTAAACAGGCCGAAAAGACAAATAACAATAAGAAAAATAAGGAAGAGGTATAAACATGAGTTCACTTAATTGGGGAGAACTAATCAAGGATGCTGCTGACTCAGGAGCATCAAACATAGAAGCACTGCCAGATGGCGACTACGAGCTAAAGGTAATCGAGTCTGAGGCAAAGACATCCCAGTCTGGAAAAACTATGTTCGCAATCAAGTGCCAGGTTCAGGGTGGAGCAAACGCCAACCGTCTCGTATGGGACAACTTGGTAATCTCGCCTGAGAACGCGACAGCTCTAGGAATCTTTTTCCGCAAGATGTCTGCACTTGGTCTAGACAAGGAAGGCTTCTTTGACCGTGAGCCAAGCGCCTCTCAAATTGAGCAGGCAATGGTTGGCCGCGGCTTCCGTGGTCAGATTGGTTCACGTGTCTACAATGGCCAGAAGCGCAATGAAATAAAGAACTATTACGTCTCCTCAGGCGCTTCGGCTGCTCCTGCACAAGCAGCTCCAGCGCCAGCTGCTGCTGCTCCAGCTCCAGCTCCAGCGCCAGCTGCTGCTCCAGCGCCTGCTACCGCTGTTTCTGCACCATCAGCACCGTTCTAAGAACTAACTTGGATAATCCAGATTGCCGCTCAGTACCTTGGGCGGCTTTCTGGGCCAATCAAAAACCTTTAGGGAAGTAACACAATGAAAGTTCTAATTACAGGCTCTACTGCTCAGCAGAGTTCTTTTAAAACTGCGGCAAGGTTCACCACCTTTGCGGCGCTAATGTATAAGTCTCTTACGGACTCTGGCGCTTCTGTGGACTTTATCGAGCCCTCATCGCGAATGGGTAAAGAACAGCTATCTTCTTACGACGCTGTCTTGGTAGGCATTGCTCCTCCGACAAGCCTCTCTGCGAACAAAATCTACCCAGCGTTTGCCATTGCAAATAAAGCCAGAGAGCTTGGCAACTTAATACTTTTTATTGACGCACCTGAGCCTTATAAACTACAGGCCTCAATCAAGTCTTGCTACTTAAATGTTTCGGACTTAAAAAAAGATTTCTACAGCCGTCGCAATAACTATGACGAGTTGTTGACCGATTCAAAGTTTTCAGCTGATGTCTACAGCTTTATTGAGTACTTGTACACGCAAGAGTGGCCTACAACAATTTTTTCAGCTCTGCCTTGGTCAGACAAAGCCTCTCTAACGTCGGCTCTTCCCAACATTAACTCCTCTAAACTCTTCGGGGTAAATTTGGACTATCAAATCCTGCAAGAGGCTCCTCTATCTATAGTCACACACCCTGAGCAGACTTTCTGGACTTGCGACGCCCCTAAAACCAAATGGGCAACGTCTATAGAGAAGACTCTTCGCCACCCAATGACCCCTGTGAGGCACAGCAAGTGGGAGAACAGGGATGAAATTGCGGACCGCATGTCTGGGTCTGTTGGCACTTTAATCTCCACCTACCGCTCCTCGGAGCCTTGGTGGACCCCCTTCCTAGCAGAGTCGCTGGCACTCAGTAAGCCTGTAGTAACTGATTGGCGTTTTAGCTCTGAGTTAGGCGCTCACTGGAGCCATCTAGCGAGCACTGTTGAAGAGATGTCTGTCCTAGAGAGGGCAGAGCTTGCTAATTTCCAGAGGAGTGTGTACCTCGATGCAACATCATCTAGTGGCCAAACAAAACTCTCTGAAGCCATTCAAGCGATGGCATCCGAGATAAGTTTGACTAGTAAGTAATTACCTATCAACCTATAGACGAAAGGAGTCCCAAAATGGGACTAGACATAAATTGGATTAAAACTCAACTGCAAGCAGCTAAAGTTCGTAAACCAGTTGGAGATGCCACAATGAAGCTAATTGAGGTTTTAGACTCAATCGAGCTGCCCGATGAGCACAGAGAAAAAACTGTTGAAATGTTCTCTAAGTTAGCCTTGGGCCACGTTTTCACTAAAGACAAAAAGAATGAACTGTGGGCTCAAGCGCGTTCTGGAGACATCAAAGTCACAGACCAAGTTCGTGTACGTTCAGACGCTTTCTCAGGTGATACTGGCACAATACACAACGGGCGCAGAGGCGTAGTTGTTGGGGTTCGCTATGGAGACATCATTGTTAACAGTACCGATGATAAAGCTCCCCTCCTAGAGGGCGCTCACTATCCTCCTCAGATGCTTGAAAAGTTGGTAGTTAGAATTGACTAGCACTACCTTCAAGTTTGAAGTATCGGGAGATTCGTATGACGGGCTTAAAATCAAAGCAGATTCTCTAATAGCTAACTTTCTTAGAGATGAAGATGAGCCTGATTTCGAAGATGAAGAATATCTGACTAGCTACAGCGTAAACTATGAAATGGTTGTAAGCGAAAATCAAGATATGTCAAACGATAGCAACTACACAGCGGAAGTTACGGCAAGGATAAAACATGGAAGAGACTAACAAAGACTCAGCGGAGCAGCCACCAAGAGTGGAAGCACTTCGTGAAGCGGCTAAAATTATCTCGGGAGACCGTAATAAGCAGTATGGCGGCCCAGAGGATAACTTTACGAACATTGCCAAGGTGTGGTCAGTCCTCTTTAAAAGAGAATTTACAACCGAAGATGTTGCTATGGCTATGGTTGGCCTTAAGGTAGCTCGCTATGCTGCTAATTCTGGCTTTCAACCCGATACCTGGATTGACATTGCAGGGTACGCAGGGTGCGGTTACGAAGTAGGAAAATTGCTTCACGAACAATCAGACAATTAATAGCTAAAACTTAAAGACAGAAAGACAAAAGTGCCGAACCCTAGAGAACCCTGGAATTACGAAGAACCTGCCTGTGCCGAAGTAGGGACAGCTTTGTTCTACTCTGTTGACCCAGATGTCTCGTTTAAAGGCGCTAGGTGGGAAGACCCGTACATAAGTGCGAGGGAAGTTTGCGGCACTTGCGTTCACAAGTTAGAGTGCGCTGAGTGGGGCATTGTGTATGAAGAGCACGGAATGTGGGGAGGATTAACTCCTAGAGAACGAGCCAAAATTCGCGCTAGGAACCCCGTAAAGATACCTAAAATCCAATTGCCTCTTTGGGTAAGACGGTAGAATATATGTATGAGTTCAAACCGCCCAGAAGTTCCTCTGCCGACCTGTGAAAAGTGTTGGCTAAAAACTCATGCCCACTGGGAGCCTGAAAGCATTGACGACTCTGGAAATATCCTTATGCGCCTCAAGGGCGTTGACGTCCCGATAAAACACAACACTGGCTCTGTAGAAACTTGCCACCTGTGCGGGGAAATAACTGTTTCTGGGATTTACTCCCTAGACACCGAGGACAAAAAGCTTTTTAAAAAGAGTGTTAAAAAAGGTTTTGAACTAATCGAAGAGCCTGGCAGAGAAGAAGACTATCTGTGAAAGATATCAGGCACGGTGAGCACCTCTGGTTTCAGTGGAGCGGGAGTGACTATTTCTCTGAGAATGACTCGGAGCTAATATTTTGCACAATCGGGCACATAGACATGGACAACGAGATTGTTCGCAGAGCTTTGGCTTCTGTGCTTCAACGTGACGGAGTTGTTGACTCCTTGGGCGACGGATTTAAGTTTCTAGAAGACCGCGACATCCATGCTGGTTGGGCTGGAATTCTCCCAGATGAGAACGAATACACGTACTGTGACGAGGATGGCGAGACACAGTATGGAGATTCTATAGAAAAGCCCGAAGAATTTACTTGGATAGAGTTTTAGTTTATAGTATTTAGTGTAAGGTTTTTATAGTTTTCTAAGGTAGTATAGAAGTCGTGTGGAAACCAGCAGATAATCTAAAGTGGCAGGCCCAAGCCCTCTGCGCCCAACCCGAGAACATCAACTCGATTGACTGGTTCTTTTCTAAAGAGCCAAAAGAAAAATACGATGCAAAAAATTTATGTTTTAGCTGCCCTGTAAGAAAACAGTGCCTCCAATGGGCGCTTGAGCACAGGCAGATTTGGGGCATCTGGGGTGGCAAAGACGAAGTAGAAATGCGTAGGACGCTTTCAGTCTCGTACAAGGGAGAAGAAGCTCGTAGAAGACGCTACCCCAACTGCCCATACTGCTCAGCGAGGCCCTCAAAGCTTGTCACAGAGTCTGTAGAAATTCCAGGTGGCGGAAGATGGACCACTGCCAGATTAGTAATCTGCACCGTATGCGAGTTTTCGTGGAAGAGTAGAACTAGCGTTAACGCGGTTTTGGCTTACCAACAGGAAAAAGCAGAGAAAGCATTGAAGCGCCAAAGAGAAAAAGATAAGAAAGCCGCTAAAAGAGCAAAAGCTCTTCCTCCTAGTTTGTAGCTAAGGCTGCTTCACACACTACTAAATTTTTCTGCAGCCTCGCATCAAGAGGCTCAAGCTCTACAGCGCTCTTAGCGTGCTCCACGGCCTTTTCAAACTCTGCCAACCAATACAGCGAAATAGATGCGTAATCATGCGGAGCAAACCCCCAAGCCTCGGCCTCACAGAGATACTCTAAAGGCTTCTCTTTGATAGCTAGGGCAGCCTCTGAAGCCTCTAAGCACTTCTCCCAGTCCTGACGCTCGTAATACAACTTTGCTAGGTCTACGTAGGGCTCACGGCGTCCTGGAGCCTGCTCTATGGCCTTGCGGAACCAGATTTCGGCTTCTGCAGGTAGAGACTTACCGATAAACCGCATCGACGCGGCTCGTTCTGGTGCCCAGCCTGCTGTAGGCAACGCTAAGTGTCGCTTTAGCTCTTCCGCAGCTTCTAGGTACCGACCATAGAAGTAGAGCTCACGGCCATAATAGAAAGCATTTCGGTCATTGTGCGGGTCTTCTGTTACAGACATTGAAAGAAGCGGCAAGTACTGAGCGCGACTCTTAGTTGGGTCTGGGTGGTGATGTGTCTCAATTCCGCCGAGCCATTCCTGCTTCTCTTCGATTCCGTAAGAATACAGGCACTCGTGGACGGGGTGACGCCAGCGGAATCCCTTGCGACCGTGGATGTGGTCATAGCTAAACTCAAGTCCAGGAGTGCCGTCTTCGTTCCAAGACCAAATGTGCTTGTAGCGAGGTCGAGTTACACCGCGCTCCCAAGCTTCGGTCAAAACTTCTTTCCAGCCTGGAGTGATTACTTCGTCCATGTCTAGAGAAACACACATGTCAATATCTTCTGGAAGTGCGGCTAACGCGGCGTTGCGTGCATCATCAAATCTCCAAGGCGTAACTTTAATCTCAATGACGTTTATGCCAAGCTCACGGGCGCGTTGTATCGTGCCATCAGTAGAGCCAGTGTCTGCAATTAAAAGATAGTCAGCGTCTTTTACCGACTCGTACCACTTGTCCACGAACTGACGTTCGTTGAGGGCGATTGTGTAAATTGCTGATTTCATATACGTCTCTCTTTCACTTTAGTTCTTACTGCCTATCCTAGCTTCTTAACCCAGAGTTGATAACCCCTATGAATTAGCGTAACTCTTTTTCTATAAATCTGCATGAAAGCATCAATCGCCATTTGAGGGCGGTCAGCCAAATCATCGGCCCCAGACCAGCTGTAGTCGTCAAAGGCGAGGACGCCTCCCACCTTCAGGCACTCGTACGCAGCGGTAGCGTCTTTCATAACTCCGTAGGCTGTGTGGTCGCCGTCAACATAGATAAAGTCATACAGTTCGCGATTGTTTTTAAAGAAAGAGTCGCTTGTGCCTTTGTACTTTAAAATTTTTCTTTGATTGCGTCCAGCTAGGGTCTTTGCGTCATAAACAGTCTCGACTGTTGCCCAGTTCATTTGGTGATGTACTTTTTCGTCTGACCCTTCCCAAGTGTCAACGTCAACAAGAACAGAGTCTGTATCTTTTAGGAGATTCTCGTAGAGCCAAGTACTGGCGTCTCCCGTGTAAGAACCTATCTGGAGGAATCGCGCTGAGCGCCCTCTAAACTCGGGGTAGACGTAATCCACAAAGTTTGGTTGCCCGTCGTTTGCAAACCAGTTGGGTAGATTGCTCATGCGCTCAGCATACTACATAAGTATTTAGAGGGCGTCTCTTAGGAAAGTTACTAAAAGTCTATGGTGCTTCTGTCCAAGACGCACTTGGCTCATCCCAGTAGTAGCCGTTACCGTCTTGTGGGTATGGGGCTGGTGCCTCCCACCCAAAGTGCCCATTATCTACCCATGACTCGTGAGGCTTGGGGGGTATGAATGCGTCTAGTTCTGAATTGTAGCTAAATCCTATGCCAGCAAAGTTTTTCCGTATTGTTGCGTTGTAGCTGGTCTGCATCCATGTGCCACCAAAGCTTTTGATAAGCCAGTCAAGCCCCTCATTTTGGGCGTCGTTATCTGTAACTAAAACTCTAATAACAATACTGTTTTCATCTAATTCTGCAAAGTGCGCCATCACTCCACCGCACTTATTAAGTATCTAAATATCACTAGACCCGAGCCACCAGCGCCACCGTATCCAGAGCCTTTTGAGTTTGGAGCCCCCCCGCCACCACCAGTATTTACAAGTCCTGCTTGACCGTCATTTGAACCAAAGTAAACCCCGCTATTACCGCCGCCACCAGTACCGCCCTGTATTGCATCAGAAGTGCCAGCCCCCACTGCCTGCCCATCTATGCCTCCAGCACCACCGCCGCAGTAGAACCCGCCATCGCCAGTCGCTGTCGCGCTTGCTAGGGTGCTTTTAGACACCCCAGCGCCTCCAACTCCACCATAGTTTGGGCTTTGTGCATCTTGTCCGACTGCAGAAAATCCGCCACCGCCGCCCCCAGCGTGGGGAGTTTGGGTATTTGATTGGAAGGAGCTTCCGCCATCTCTCCCAAGGCCAGCTATGCCTAGCCCTTTGTAACCTGGATTACTGCCAACGTTGCAAGTTCCTCCACCCGAGCTTCCGTCAGACACCGAGGTATTAGTGAAATTTGTAACACCTCCGCCTCCGCCAGGAATGTTGGTATTTAGAATGGAAACTGTGGTTGCGTTGCCTTTGGTTGCAGTTGCGTTGGTAGATGTAGTAGTAGCTCCGCCAGCTCCAATAGCAACAATGTAGTCGCCCTTTGCGAGAGTGGGATTTGTCTCACTGAACCCGCCAGCTCCGCCACCTCCCCCGCCATGATAGCTAGTTGAGGCACTTCCACCTCCAGAGATTGTCGATAGCTGGACAACCAAGTCATCAAATGGGTTCATAAAAGTTCCTGAACTTAAAAAGGTGTGATACCTATACTGACCAGAATCAGTAACAGTTCCACCCTCTACTACGGGGGGCAGGCTACCAGCAGCTCCGTAAAACCCTAGGCTCAGTGCCATGCTTAGGTCCCCAAATCACCGATTAGCACGTAAGTGTTAGTGGCGACACACTTTATGCCAGCTGGCGAGTATTGAGCAGCGGTTTTTAAGTTTCCATCTTTTGAGTTTAGTGTGCTCCCTCCAGCAGCTACAAAAGTAATTTGGCCTGCAACGTTCTGGAGAAAATCAACCTGCTGCCCTACAGAGAGTCCTTGAACTGTGACTGTAACTGCAGCCGAGTTTAAAATTAACTTCCCAGCATCCCCCGAGGCCAAAGCCCTGCTTGATGCAACTGTTTCAATGGTCTGAGTTGAGCTAAAGGTGCCATCGGCTCCATCATCGCCGTCAGCGCCAGCAGGCCCCAAATTGGATACTGTTATAGAACCAGCCATTGAGCTGTGATTCTGGCAAACGTAGTAAAGATTATCAGGAGCATCAAAGGGGACTTCCCAGATAATTGTTCCTACCGCAGCGCCACCGTTTGTAACGCCCCCTGAGTAGACGTTGCCAGAGCTGTAGGCTCCAGAAACTGTCTGAATCCAAAAGGGATGGCCAGAAGCGTTCACGTTTAAAATGTACCTGTGGCCACGGATTACGGAAAGAGTTGGGTTGGCAGCGCCATTTATGTTGTATGCGCTAGCCCCAGAGTTTGTGATTGTGTAAGTAATTCCGCCGCTGGCACCCGTCGGTCCAGTGACCGTGGAAGCTGCGCCAGCGGCACCAGTTGCACCTGTCGGGCCCGTGACTCCCGCAGCACCAGTTGCACCGTCGGCACCGTCTAGGCCATCATCGCCGTCAGTGCCCGCAGGTCCAGTTGGTCCAACCACAGTTGAGTCGGCTCCTGTAGCGCCAGTTGGGCCACCTGAAGGTCCAGTTACTCCAGTTGGCCCAGTGGGCCCTTCAATACCAATCGGTCCTGTAGCACCCATTGGGCCAAGGACATCTGATACTGGCCCAGTCGGTCCAGTAGCACCTGTTGGACCAAAAGCACCAATAAGGCCAATCGGTCCTTCAGGCCCAGTTGAACCCAAAAAAGGTCCGCCGTTGGTCCACGCTTCGTTCAGTGTTGACCAAAAATATATATCCTGACCTACTATGTACGCGTCTCCAGTATTTCCAACAAGGTTGTCAGTAACAAGAGCTTCTTCTGTTTCATAAGCTCCTAAAACGCTAACTCCTGAGCCCGCTGGGCCAGTTGCTCCCGCTATGCCAGCGACTCCCGCAGCTCCCGCTGGGCCAGTAGGGCCTATAGGTGCAGCGGTAGCTATAGTGTTAAACGCAGCGCCGTTAAAAAGTTTGATTGAGTCATCGTCATCGCTGTCAATCCAGATGTCTCCCACGGAGGGGAATCCAGGTTGGTTGGGCTGATACAGAACGTTAGTTCTTCCAGCTTGCTCGTAAGCGGCGGTAACGTTGAAGTTTATGTCAGCTGTGTCAGCCGAGATGTAAATCTTGTCGCCAACAGTGAGAGCAACCCTAAAAGTCTCAAAAGACTGGCCCACGCCAATCTCTAGGTCTTTAACAATGTGGCTCCAAGAGAAAAAACTTCCAGGAGTATCAAAAGGCTCTACTGCTATGGTTACTAGCGCAGGGATTGCGCCTTTGTTTACGGCAATCACTGAGGCCACGCAAGTAACGTCAGAAGTGGCTAAAAGAGCGTAGTCTGTTCCGTTGAAAGCGGCAGGAGTCAAGGACCCTAATCTTTTTACAGGCAATTCACCATCTCCAAGTCTGTTGCAATCGACGTCAAGTTCAACATTACAGTACTACCTCTCGGTCAGTTACTCGTCTCCAGTCAGCTCCATCGTAGAATACAGGAACTGCTCCGCCAACTTCATCGGTGCAAAAGGCCATTGACCCAGCTTGTACCGAAGAGAGCGCAAGCAATTGAGCTTTGGTGTAGTTCGCGAGCTTGAACGGAGATAACGCTTTAATTCCTTGAGGAGCACTGAGCAAAAGGTCGGTTGCACTCACGAGAGACTCGGACTGTATGTTGGTGACTGTCAACTTCTCTTCTGAAGCGTTATAGACAATGCCAACATTAGTCTTGCCTTCTTGGTCTCCATTGGCATTCTCATACAGCGACACAAACGTAGATACGTCTGTGGTTGTGCTAACAGTTACGTCGCCAGCCGCGCCAGTCAAGCCCACAGAGCCTGTTGGTCCCGTTGGTCCTTGCACTAGCCCAAGAGCGTTCCAAGCGGAGCCATCCCAAACGTAAAGCTCTCCTGTTGCATTTACAACGTAAGCCTCGCTTGTCAAGGCACTAGCTGGCAAATCTCCAACAGTTGCTACTGACCCCACAACAACAAGAGATGTCCCTTGAGGGCCCTCTGCTCCTGTTGGACCTGCAATACCCGCGCCACCCGTGGGGCCTAGTGGACCCTCAACTGTCGAGCCAGCCCCTGTTGGCCCAATTATCCCCTGTGGACCAGTAGGCCCTGTAGGCCCTTCAGGCCCTGTAGGCCCAATTGGACCAGTAGGACCAAAAACTGCGCCAACATTTACAAGACCAGAGTTAGTGCTGTAAACGTACAGTGCAGACTCGTCTTCTATGTATAGAGCGTCATTGTCCTCTAATGCCTCTTCTAGCGGGATGTCGGCTAAAGTTGCCACAGCTTCTAACAAACGTATTACTGGCCCCACGGGGCCAAGCGCTCCTTGAGCGCCTGTAGTGCCATCTTCACCTGAAGGCCCAGTTGCGCCTTGTACCCCTTGTGCACCAGTCGGTCCGACAATTGGTCCTAAGCTGACCCAAGCTTCATTGTCCCAAAAATACAAATTATCGTCATCTGAAACTAGGTATGTATCTGAAAAAGTTTGACCAGTTGAAGGAAGGGAAGCAAAATCAGCAACTGTTCCTAAAAGATTTATTGCAATTGCTTGAGGGCCTGCTGGGCCTGTAAAACCTAAAGGACCCGTTGCACCTGTAGGACCGCCTGAGGGTCCTGTGGGACCTGTAGGTCCTTCAGGGCCTTCTAAGGCTTCTCCCAGTCCGACTGGCTCCCAGCCAGCGCTGGTTAGGAGCTCTAGAGCGCCTGCGCCCGCGTTTAGGTCTCCGTTATACCTAACGTAGCCTTCTTCAGCATCAAGGCGACGGTCAGCAGTCTGGCCTTTATCTAGGTAAAGAGTGTTAGAGATTCCTCTAATTACTTTGTTTGTAAACACCTGCGAAAGCGCTGCGGGCTGCGCCGCGTCATCCTGAGTAATTCCTACACAGGTAAATGACGTAGTGCTTACCGTAGACCTGACAAAAATTACATCGCCTGGATTAACAGCAAACCTGAATGTCTCAAAGGAACTTCCTAGCGAGAGCTCTAATCCAAAAGCGACGTAAGAGTACTGCGCCTCAATGGTGGCTCCCGAAGGTACGACATAAATGTTTACTTTTGTAAGAGGCGTGGCTGTGACTGCTTTATTCGCAACAATCACTGACACAAGGTGAGCCGAACTGAACGTTGCCAAGGGAGTGACATCGTTTGCTGGAGGATTTAAAATTCCAAGTCTTTGTATCGACATTTTCAGTCCCTTACGCTTGAGCTTCAGCCCATGATATTTTAGCAGCAGTCAAGGTAGACGCGCCAGTCAACCGAGACACTGCAAGCGTCAAGATGTCTGGGCCGTCGGGGAAGATGGAGTCTCCACCTAGGATTGAGTTTGATAGCTCAAACAGTGTGGTGATGTCTACTGTAGTGGTTGACTCTTCGCCCCCTGCGGCACCTGATGCACGGAAGTTGTAAATCTGAACTCCACCAGAAACAGTGTCCTGAGCAGTGTGCGCCACGACCTGAGTTAGCGAAGGAGGGTCCACGCCAACAAAGTTAAGGTTGTTTAGACGAGGGTTAAGTAGAACTTTTACGTCTACTAACTGGTCAGTTGAGACACCAATTTCCTGAAGCCTTAATTGCATTCGGTTGATAATGTCTCGGTCACCAAGCTTACCAGTCAAACCTTCAGACACCGATGGGCTCAAGCGGAGCGACAATAGTGGTTGGTAGTTTGGTCCAGAAGTGTTGTTTAGCGAACCCTCTGGGTATAGGAAGTAGGTGTACTGAGTGTTTCCCTGACTGGTGAAATTCAAAATCTCACCAATAGCAGCGTTAGGGATAGGAGTAGAAGCAACTGTAAACGAACCAGCAACTGTGAAGGTGAAGGTCGTCGCGCCCGTGACGGATACTGCGCCCACGTAGTAGTCTGGCAAGTTTGTAATTGCCTCGCCAGCCGCGTTTGTAATAAAGTAAACTCCAACGTTATTGCTTGCTGGGATGTTGTGAGCTTGCGCGGTTGTAACCGTTACGGTACTGCCTGTACGGGCAATTGTCCCGCCAACAGTTATTGTGGCATCTTCTGGGGTTAAGTGGATTAGGTTAGGTGAGTTCACAAACGCTTGGTACTTAGCTGAGTTTGTTAGGTTTGCAAACGTGTTAGACCCAATTACCTGAGTAGCAGGGTTCTGAGTATTAGGGCCAGGGAAGCCGTCGGCGGCAATGGACTGGAACTGTAGAACGTCACCAGAGCGGAAACCGTGGCTTTGTACGGTAAATAGGTCCGTTACCAAGTTAATCCCAGAAGACGAGAAGGACTTTGCTGTAGTTCCAGGAACATTCAAGGTTTGACTGCTGGCTGTGAACAAGTAAGCGTTGTCATCGTCGAAACGCCCATCCATCATTACCGAAGTACCCCAATGGAACAGGTATGGAATGTAGGTTGGGTTCTCAAAAGTGGCTACTTCATAACGAGCTGGAAGGTTTCCAGAGCGGAAGTAGGACTCGTACAAATTGTTATTGTGAACAAACTCGTGAGTGTATTGCACTTGACCGTCAGAAGTTTTAAATCCAAAACGAATTTTTCCAGCACCGTACCAAGAGTAATCAATGTAGACCATCTGGATACGAGATAGGTCTAGGTTGTACCCCGTAATACCAGAACCGTCGCAAGGGTCAATTGACCAGTCCGCCTGAGGAATTTTAGTGTCCACAGTTTTGGTAACCACGATACCCGACTTAGCAGGCACGAAAGTGTGCACATTTGTTGTGCCCACAGTAGATAGATTCACGTTGGTAGCTGAGTCTGGGAGGGCAAGTAGCTTAAAGCTATTGTTGTTATTCAAGTCAACATAGTAAGTTCTACCGTTTACTAAACCACCGATAGTCTCGCCATCAATAGAGTTGTATACAACAGGAAGCCTGTCGCTAAACCCGTGACCAATAATGTTAAACGTATTGATGGCTGTATCTACTTCAACGGCTGGGTCAAACTCTTTCTCTGCCCCAGAAGCGCCCTTGTATTCTGGCCTTACAGCCAGCCTAGTGTCAGACTCAACCTGAACAATTCGGTATGACTGACCACGAAGAACAATAAAATCACCTAATTTTACCTGAGTAGTGAACTGAGTTCCTTCACCAAAGATAAGCTCCGACCCCTGCAAAGCAGCAACTGTTCCAGCTAGCTGCTGAGTCGAAGAGCGTCTAACACAGTAGATTTCTTCTCCGTCGTATTCGTAGAACATTCCGTTTTGGAAGTCGAACATTCCAGAGCGTACAGCACCGTTAGACCATTCGCGAACAAAGAACTGTGGGAATCCGTATGCACGAGGCTCTATCATTGGGGCAGGCGCAGGGAATCGGAAAGTAGTTTGGTCAACTACAGTAACTTCAACGTCTCCGTTGTAAGGCAAGCTTGGAACGCCGAAAGAGTCTTCTGACTGGCTTACTGTTATAAATAGCCCAGACCTTAGCCCGTGTGGACGGCGAGTCTTGGCTTCCACCAAAAGCGAGGAGAACTGCCTCATGCTTTGAATATCAATTGAGGGCTTGAAGTTGATACCAGCGGAAGTCTGAATACCCTTACCTGACTGGTAACGGAAGTACTTACGAGTTTGGCGAATAATCTGACCAAACGATGTGCCAATACCAACGGACATCTCAACGCCACCATCAAATGGACGGTGAAGCGAGTAGCCCTGAGGTCGAACATATACAAAGGTTGGGAAAGAGTACCCGATTGTGGTGTAGGGGTTTGCGTATGGGCGGTCCACAGTAATCTGCGTGTCCGACCCGACAGCCGTAATCCTACGGATAATAGGGCCTATAGGGGTGCTCTTAATTAGCGAGAAGGTAGTTCCAGTACCCTGAGTATTAAAGTCAACGGGGTTTGTATCATTGTTGGCTTCTACCAAAGACTGGTGCAAGGACAACTGCGTACCAGAGATAGCCCGTGCAAAGTAGTAGTATCCGTCAACTAGCGGGCTAGGAGATACTCCTCCGTTAGGGGCAAACTTTACAACGTCCCCCGTGGTAAACAAGTGAGTCTTGTTAATTCTAGAGTTAGCCTCGTCAACATCAGCAGCTGCGAATGTCAAAGGTACTTCAGTGTCTGCAGGATAAATCCTGAAAGTGTCTCCAACTTTTAGAATCTTAGCAAAAGAGGTTCCCTGTCCGTTTACAAGAACTGAGCCTTGAGCAACGGTTACAGACCCTGCCCCAGTTAGGTTACCGTTTATCTGGCTGGTAGTAAGTGTGTGAGCAATGCCAGTTCCGTAGCCTGTGATTGGCACTGTCACTCCAGAAGCAGCAAACTCAGCAGAGGAAGCTAGGCGTACGTTGTCCCTGTTAACAGTTACAATAAAGTAGTCTGTGGTATCAACCAGTCCCTCGATGTCTGTTGCTGAAGCTCCTTGGGAATAATTTACCTTTGTTCCAGTAGAGAATCCATGAGAAGGCAGAAGGATAGTATCTAGAGTTAAGTTTATTGCAGCTCTAGGGTTGAACAGCTTCTCAATTACTGGAACACTTCCCTTTGCTATTGCAGTAAAGGTGGTTGGAGACGGCACTGAGTTGACGTCATAAATTCCGTCGGGAGTGTTTGTCAAAGATTGCAACGTGTGACGCCCAACCGCGGCAGGAGAAGCCAAAAGGTCTACGGCATTACCTGTTATTGCGTTCTCGGGGGTTGTGGCAAGCTTTAGGTTGTCACCATCAACTTCGATTACGTAGTAAGGCGTGTTGGTGGTAAGTCCAGTGATGACTGTTTGACTCTTAGAGTCATAGTTGACTAGCTCTCCGCCAAGGAATCCGTGAGAGGGGATAGAAATTGTGTCATTAGCAAAATCAATAGATGTCAGAATTAGAGAATGCGTACCAACACCTGCAGCTGTTATGTTCGCAAAAGCACTGTTTAAGTTAGCAGTTATCGCTAATTTGATAATGCTAGCATCTACAACTCTAATAAAGTAAGTTTGGCCCTCTACAAGCCCCGTGACAGCATCGTTTGAGTTGCTGGTATATATAACGCGCTGGTTATCTACTAGCCCGTGGTTAGGGATGTAAAGAGTGTCTTCTAAAATGTTCACAGTCAAAAATATAAAACTGTGCCCTGTGCCAGTTCCAGGCCCCGTAAAGTTGATTGTTGTAGGGCTATTAAAAGCGTTCTTTAGCTTAACTTGGTTGGCGTTTATTACCTCAGCGATGTAATAAGTAAGTCCATCCTGAAGACCGCCAATAGCCGTGTCAGTCTCGTCACCCTTGCTGTATTGGAGCGGCTGGTCCACTAGGAATCCGTGGTTGCTTATAGTTAGAGTGTTGGTTGCTGTGTTTACCACAACTCGGCTCAGTTGAGACGAGCCCCCAACGGACTGCCCTGAGGGCTGGGTTAGGTTAATTGTTGTAAATGACGGAGACGGAGTACTGCTCAGTCTGTAGGTGTACGCGTTTACTACCTCTACATAGTAAATGCCGTCGTTGGCTAGGCCAGCAGCAGGAGTACCCGTGAAGTTGAGGGTAATTGCTTCGCCTGTAGTGAGGGTGTGCGGGCTTGGACTGTGGATTACATCAGCCTCTAAGTCCATGTTGATTGGCACAAGAGCGTGGAAAGCTGAGCCTGCAGGCTCAAGAGCAATCTTGTTTGTGCCTGCGTTAGCATCTACTGCTGTTGGGTATAGCTCATTGCCAGTAGTAAAGTCCGAAACTAGGCTGACCTCAACGCTACCTTCTCCAGTGTTGAAAGAGTTTAGGTTGGTCACTGCCTGACCGTTATTTATGGTAGTTGAACCGTTAAAAGTTCCTGTTGACGTTGAGGGGTTGGTAACTGTAGCTGCGATGAAGGAACCTCCACCACCTCCAGAATCTCCAGTAGTAGTACTGTTCGAACCGCCTCCACCAGAGTAGCCACCACCACCACCACCTTGAAATCTATACCTAGCGTCTGATTGGCCACCGCCACCAAATCCACCGTAACCACCTTGACCAGAGTTGATACTCATGGTTAGCCCGTCTAAGTACGAACCTCCACCGCTTGCTGGGTTGAAGCTTCGGTCTTCACCTCTAGAGAAGAATCCACCACCAGCAGCAGAGTACCCAAACCTGGAAGCTCCACCGAACCCAGACTCGCCGCCTGAAGTTCGTCCATTCGTGGATGTCCCTGCAATGTTAGTGAGAGTTGCGTCTCTACCAGCTACAGTGGCAGAAGAAGGAGTACCTCCACCAGCAACGAAAAGAGGGTCTGAGGTCTGCTTTCTAACAACAAAAGTACCTCCACCAGCACCACCGCTTCTGCTCCCTGTAGAAGGCCCGTCACCTACTTGGCCTACAACTATGGTGATAATCTCACCCTTAGTTAAGGATATGCGCCCCGAGACTCGAGCTCCTCGTCCAGGATTTGCAGCGCCCGAATCGTCAAAGCCCGAAGCGCCTCTAACGTCAAAGTTGTAGAGTCCAGAGACAGGAACGGTCCAGTCTTGGTAGCCCCTAAAAGCTCCCTGAGTTAGGTAAGTTGTTTCCCAAGTCGTGTTGTAGCTAGCACGAAGTTGAGTAATTGTTGGGCCTTCTCTACCAGTAAGACCTGCAGTTGTAAAGTTATGGCTAGTAAAGTCGTATAGCGCCTGAGTACCAGCAAACTCAGAGATGGATACGTTTTTTAGGAAGTAAGTCTCGCCTGACGTAAGTCCAGTGAGTGGCTCTCGATTGGTGTAATACTTTACGGCTTGATTTTCTGGGGTAGAGCCGTCAATGTTGAGCTTGCCATCCACCAAAACAGGGGGATTGAAAGATACTCCACCAGCAGATACGTCAGTTATGTCTACAGGCGTTCCTCCTGAAGTAAAGCTAAACTGTAGTTTTTTAGCGCTTTGGGTGACTACGTAGAGCAAATCATTGTCAACTAGACCAGTCAAAATGCCCACACCCGCTGCGTAGGTAAATGTGGTGCCAGGAACCAAAGCAGCTGGTATAACGTCTTCTCCAGTGTTTGTGTAGTAAATAAAGTCTTCGTCAGTATTTACGGTAGTTTTAGCAAAGGAGTGCGTTCCAGCCGCACCCGCTGTGAGTACATCAATAGCCATTTGTTTTCTCCTTGACTTTACTAATAAATAATAAAACTTCTGTTAGTGCTAAAGTGATTGTCATACCCGTTGGATGCTAACTTGGCCATCGCCGCCGCTGTACTGGGCTTGTTGGTACTGATTCGACCCTGAAACGTAAGAGCCGCCACCCGAAGCTGAGTTTGACCATCGCGAAGCGTTTCCACCTGTGTAGCCTCCGCCACCTCCAGCTCCGTTGGTCTGTCCACCGCCGCCGCCGCCTCCGAAGCCTCCGTAGGCTCCAGATGTCCCTGAGCCACCCCTAGACCCGTTAGTAAAGCCGATGCCTCTCCAACTTCCTGCTCCATCACCATAGAATCCTCCACCGCCACCTGGAGTGCTGTTGTAGTTGGTGCCACCGTACCCAATTTGTGGGCTTCCATATTCGTTATTAGTGCCTTGGGAAGTTCTGGCTTCTTTATAACTCTGGTTGCTTGGGCCTCCACCGCCACCTGCGCCTCCAACAATAAGTGGGCTGTTGTCACTGGTAGAGACATAAGAAGCACCGCCACCGCCACCGTCATAGGTATTACTCCCGCCCATCTGACCAACGACAATCTTCAAAACTTGCCCTTGCGTAAGAGCGATATCGCCTCTGGAGTAGGCTCCGTAGCCACCTCTCTGGCCCCAGTTATTTGAACGGCCTCCCGCAGCGCCATAAGCGCCTATCCTATAAGTGCCGTTTTGAGGTACTGTCCAAAGCTGAACGCCGTTTTGGTTCATGTTTAAGTACTGACTTGCCCATGAGGGGTTACCAACACCGTTACGAGCTTGGCTGACGCTCGGGCCGTCTCTGCCTGAAACCCCGCCAGTAGTAAACGTTGCAGAGCTAAAGCTGTACAAGAATGGGGGCTGGTTGAACTGATAAGTGTGAGTCTGGATACCCTGTGAGCCTTCGGCGTCTGTCAATGTAATAATTACTTCGCGTCCTGGGATGTCAATAGTCTCCGTTGGAGTCCCAGACACGACACCTGTAGAAGTGTCTAGAGTCAACCCCGCAGGGAGAACTCCGCTTGTAACTGCAAAGGAAAGCGGAGTTTGAAAGCCGACTATAGTAACTGTGGTTGGAGTTATTGGAATTCCCCAGTCATTACCTATCCGCTCAATGGTAGTTGGGATAATTGAGCCAAGAGTGTGGCTCAGATTAAAATTGTGCTGGTCATAGCGAGTTTTTATAAAGTAAAAATTAAAGTCTTCATCAGCGTCTATTCGACCACCTACGGGGTACTCATAGCGAAGCATGTCGTTTAGTTGATAGCCGTTATCTTTAAGGTGAAAAATATCTTTATCTATAGATACGCCAATTTGCTTGAATGTTTGTGTTCCTGAGCCGCCAGAAATGGTAGAAATAGCCGAGGAGGTCGGCAAGGGCTTAAGAGTGAAGGTGTAGACATTATTCGGCTGAGCAATAAGAAAATCGATAAAGTACGTAGTGTTGTTAGTTAGCCCAGAAGCAGCTGCTCCATCGGTATTGTAGAAAAGCATAGTGCCTTGGTACCAATCAAGAGCTTCTGCTGACTGGATTGTGACGTTAGAGCTGTTGTAAGAAGTTACCGTCCCAGAGAGCCCCACAGAGTTGCCTCCGTCAAAGGTTTTTGGTTCTTCGTTAATTAAGTTTATTCCTACTTCGGTCTCTGGGTCTCTGTTGTTACCAGCAAAAACTCGAGCTTGGTTTGCAATTTTAAATTTACCTGCGAGGTTTGTTTGAATGTCAATTACGTTTCCGCCAGGAGTGTCTGTCAACTGAATAGTGGACTGTGACGTTCCTAGGGTGCTGGTTTCTCCCAAGAAAAGAACGCCTCTTGGGTTTGTTAGGAAGTAGCCTCCCGCGGCAACGATGCTGTAGTAAAGAGGTGCTCCCGTTGGAAGGCCTACAAAGTTTTCAGTTCCGCCGTGGACAACCACAATTGTGTCATCAGCTATGCTGACAGAGTCAATGTCGCTCTCAATGCCAGCAATAGTTGCGCTGTTGCTCCAGTCAATGTTTAGCGAAGAAAGAGTGTTCGAGCCGTCAAAGGTTTGAGCAGTTGCAGAGTTTGAGGAGTCAAAGGATTTTGTCTCAGTGTTTGTTGCAGCAAACTCCTGTGAGATTGTGGAGTTCAGGTTTAGAAAATAGAAAGGTGTCTGGGCACCAAAACCGTGCGGGGAGTTGGTAGTGACAGTTAGCTCAGAGAAGGTATCTCCATCGGTTGTTATACCAGCAGAGTCTGAAAGACGCAGTTGAGAACCTTGAAAAAACTCTCCAGTGATGATTGAAGTGTAAAGGTCTTCAATAGAAGAAGTTTCAGGCTGGGTGTCTCTACACAAGTAAGTAAATGTAGTTTCATCAGGAATTGAGTTAATAATGTATGCACCATCAGCGGTTACAGACTTACTGCCTGTAACGTTAATTGGGATACCAGCGGCTAATCCGTGACCTAAAGAGGTCTTTACAATAATTTCTCGGGTCCCCGCGTTTGTGGTAATCGCAGTTATACCTGGAATTGTGGTGTCACCAGACTTAGAGAAGAATGACGGGGTATTGTTGATTAGCTCAACAGTCTCCCACTTAGTTGGCTGTAGTCCGTACTCAAAGTCGGTGTCAATAAGGTTTTCAGGCGTCGAAACGCGCAGTTTAGTTACTGGGTCGACAAACTCTTTAGGAAAACGAATTTCTCCACCAGTGCCGCCACCGCCACCAGTACTTCCTCCAAGGAATCCAGGCATCAGTCATTACCTCTTTCACAGCTCAATAGTTCATTCAATAGAATAGCACTTACATAAAACATTGATTCTAAATTAAACGCCAAGCCACCAAGTCGTGCTCAGGGCAATAGACCCTTGCACCCCTTGTGCACCAGTCGGTCCAAGTTGGCCACCCTGAGTCTGCACAAAAACTCCGTTGAAGTAAACGTAAGTAGTTCCAGTGCTTGTATCAAACCAAGCATCTCCGTTTATTGCGTCTTCAATGTTTGGCTGAGTAGGGGCAGCGGTAAATTTACCGATTGGTCCTTCAGGACCAGTTGGGCCAGGAATCTCAGATTGCGGTCCTGTAATACCTTGAAGACCCACTGGGCCGCGGGGGCCTGTTACTCCTATAGGACCTGTGACAGAAGAGTCCGCACCTGTTGGGCCTGTTACGCCTCGCTCACCGAGCTCACCTTGAGGACCCTGAGGACCTGTTACACCCTGAGGACCTGTTACACCAAGCTGCCCTTGAGGACCTGCAACATCAGATACTGGACCAGTCGGTCCTTGAATTCCTTGAGCACCTGTAGCGCCAATAACGCCTGTAGGTCCAGTAATTCCTTGGATACCCTGCGGCCCAGTGGGGCCAGTAGGTGTTACGCGAAGCGCTTCCCAAACTGTCCCAGTCCATACCCAAGTTTGCCCACCAGAAGTGAATTGCTCATCTACAACTGCAGGAGACGGAAAATCAATCGCTGCCATTAGCTAGTCCTTCCACTATACTTGCAGGTAATAGTTCTATTGTACTTTGTTCTGACTGAGGCAATACTGGTTCAATTTTGTCAGAATTTTTAAAATCTACGTAAGCCTGAGCCCACTCCGTTGCCGAAGCTATTGACTCCCAAGGGCCACTTTCGTCAATTACATTCGTCCCAAAAAGAATCTGGATATGAAGTTCTGGCTCGATTAACAGGTATGTGTGCATAATTTTTATAGCGAGTACGCTATTCTCCCTTCATCCCCCACAGCGATTGCATATGTGTTGTCTATTTGTAATAGATAATTAATAGTGTCAAGCTCAAAAGTGGAGTTTCTCTGAGTCCAAGACTCGGGAATAGGAGAAAGAGCGTTAGCTAGTTTTCCAGCTGAGCCTGCCGCTAAGTAAGTTTCTTCAGTAGAGATAATTGCTTTAATACTTGACGCCCCAAAAGAACTCTGTGGAAAAATCTGAGTCCAAGATGTTCCGTTAGCAGAGTACGCAACTTTTCCAGAGTCTCCGACAGCTACATATTGACTGTTGTCCGCACTGACTGTCACGCCGTAGATGGTGCTATTTATAAACGACGAAGCTCTCTGTGTCCAAGCGGTTCCATTTGTTGACGTTGCAAGTTTTCCGTCATACCCCACTGCTAAAACTAAATTAGGAGCTGCAAAAACTTCGTTTATAAAACTTGCACCAAAGGAAGATGCTCTAAGTATCCAGCTAAGCGAGTCCGATGATGTGGCCAGCTTCCCAGATGCGCCTACAATTACCCAAGTACCACTTACAGAAGCGTAAGTTATTCCTAATATTGTGCTAGCCCCGAAACCTGAATTCTGAAGAACCCAAGTCTCTCCGTCAACTGAGGTAGCAAGCTTTCCTATGCTACCGCCTGCTACAAAGATGCCATTTCCGTATGCAACAGAGTAAAGGTTGCTGCCAGAAAAAGGTGAGCTAGTCTGAAACCAATTGACTCCATAATCGTCTGATACTGCTATTTTCCCAGAGTTCCCGACAGCAACTAGTCTGTCGGTTCCATCGTACGCAATCGAGTTTATGGTAGTCGTACCAAAAGATGAATCGTCAACAGCTACCCAGCCAGCAGGCAAAAAGGGTGCGTCTAGAGTTGCATGTATTGCGTGAGTAGAAATTAGCATCTTAAGATATCAAGTTTCCGCTTAGTAGCCAAGTGTTAGAACTGAGCTTAATCAACGAAGCTATTGAGTACCTAGACTTTGTTGTCTTTCGGTTTCCCTCTGAAAGAACCTGAACGCCGCTTGCTCCTACTATGCCCACCTGACCTAGGCCGAGCTGAGTCAAAACTATTTGAGTTCCTAATGGGAAGGTGTAGCCCGCAGCGCCGTCTAAAGGAACGGTGACTGTGGTCACTACTGAACTGTTTATCTTCACAATTGAAGCAGCGTCAGAGTCTTGCAAAGTTATGGAGTTTAAGTACTGAGGCCCGACTAACTCGAAGTTGGCAGGTCCTGTTGGCCCTAGCGGACCCTGAGGTCCAGTGACTTGTGGTCCAGTTGGTCCAGTAACTCCTTGTAGTCCTGTAGCCCCAGTGGGTCCTATTGGTCCAGCAGTTGTTGACACAGCACCCGTTGCGCCAGTTGCGCCCGTTGGTCCGACAATCTGCCCAGCGTTGACCCACTGTGAGCCATCCCAAACAAACAAATCTCCAGTTGACTCAACAATGTAGCCATCGTTTACGGCATTGCCATTTGCAGGCAGTTGGTTGGCTTGAAACACAGAGCCTACGAAAGTGATTCCAGTCCCCTGAGGGCCTTCTGGCCCGACGGGTCCTGCTTCTCCAGCACCTACAACAAATTTCCAACCAGCGTAAGTGTTCCCAACTCCTGCTGCTTTATCGACATCTAGAGATACAGAAGTACCAGAGATGTTAATTATGATACCTTCCATAAAGTTAGTTGGGAAGGTCGAGCTGGCAAGTCTGGCACGAGTACCGACTGCAAAAGCTCCAACAGTGTTGACAATAAAGTTAATGTCTTCGCCTGTTGTTATTGTCAAGTTGCTAGAAGAAGTTACCCCAGCGAAACTTACGCCAGTAGGCCCAGCAACTCCAGCTGGTCCTGTAACTTCTGGCCCTGTAGGCCCAATTGGTCCTTGCACAGTAGAAGCGGCACCAGTAGGTCCTGTAAATCCTTGCGGTCCTGTTGGTCCTGGAATTGTCGAAGCTGAGCCTGTCGCACCAGTTGCACCAGTAGCACCACGAAGACCAGCATCACCTGTAGGACCAAAAGGGCCAGTTGCACCTGTAGAGCCCGTTGGTCCAGTGGGTCCTTGAGATGGCCCAGTAGGTCCAACCGAACCAGTAGGCCCAGTTACCGAAGGCCCAGTGTTTCCTGTTGGACCCTGTGCACCAGTTGCACCTACGAATCCTCGTGGCCCTGTTATTCCAGTTGGTCCAGTAATACCCTGCGGACCAATAGGTCCTTCTACACCCTCTGGACCCGTTGGGCCCGTAAAACCTAGAGCACCCGTTGCGCCAGTTGGACCCTCGGGACCTTCAATACCTGTCTGACCAACTGCACCCGTGGGGCCAGCTTGGCCTGTCGGTCCAGTAACGTCTAAGCCGTTTGAGCCAGTAGGACCCGTGTTTCCTTGGGGGCCTGTTGGACCAGAAGGTCCAGTAGCGCCAGGAATAGTTGAGGCAGGTCCCTCAACGCCAGTCGGTCCAGTAGCACCCTGTGGTCCAGCTTGCCCAACATTACTTGAGGCGGACTCGACCCAGTAAGAATCGTAATAAATATAAATTTGGCCAGTCTCAGAATTAAACCAAGCATCGCCTTCGTCAGCACTCTCGGGAGGAGTTGCAGAAGTTATTGTGAACGCACCCGTTGGGCCAATCGGACCAGCTACAGAGCTATCAGAACCTGTAGCGCCTGCAGGACCAGTTGGGCCAACAATCGGAGAGATAACTAAGTTCCAAGCAACGCCTGTCCACGCCCATGTAGACGTACCGTCAGTAAATGTGTCGTTTACTTGAGGTGCATCTGGAAAGTCAATCGCTGCCATTATTTATCCCCTAGCCCAAGTCTGCTTCATAGGTGAACTGAATTAAAATTTTGTCGTTAGCGCTGAACAAAAAAGGCGTTGTGTGGGTAATAGCAAACCCCTCGGCGTACTGAGCTACCTGTCCGTGAATAAAGAGCTCTAGCACGCTGGCATTATCGTTGTTAAAAATTGCAGTTCCAAAGTAAGTAACCCCTGGACCCTCATCTCGTACAACTACTTGTCCCACGGGTTGATAGTTTTCAATTACTCCTGCTGCAGGGAGACTTATTTTGTAGACTCCCTCGCCTCGATTAAAGCCCGTTGTGCCAGCAATAACTCTTATTTCGCCGTAAATAGATGCGCCAATAAATGTGTACCTACCAGTAACGCTGCCATTCCCAATTGTTGGATTTGTAACGCTGGCAGTCAAAACAGGACTGTAAGTCTGCCAAGGCTCGATTGCAAAAGAACCCGTTGCACCCGTTGCACCCTGAGGTCCTTGCTCGCCGATGGCGTCTGAGTCAGCTCCCGCGGGACCTGTAGGTCCGATAGCACCGTCAGGCCCTGTAGGTCCTACAACGTCTGAGTCAGCGCCTATTGGTCCAGTCGGGCCAGTTGGCCCAACCGCACTTGTGCGGACAAGACGCCATGCTTGACCGTCCCATTCATAAGTGTTTATACCGTTTGTATATTCATCGTTTACTGATGGGTTGGATGGAAAATCAATCGCTGCCATTATTGCCCTACTCGCTATCCGCTATGTAAGAACCACTGAGGTATAGCTTACTTGACGTTGTTAAAGTGTCTGGTGCTACGCCTGTAAAGGCGGTTAGCGCTCCGCTAGCTCCGAGATACCACAAGTCTAGAATTGCAGAGCCCTGACCTCCAAAGCCAATTACGTTGTACAACGTAGCTCCTGTGCCGTCTAAGTCTAATGCTCCAACAAACGAGTTGGACATTGCAGGCTCTGGTAGAACAGGAAGGGTAATCGAGTATTGAGCAGTTCCGAAGCTGCTCACTGTGGTGCAGTCGATGTCTACATTAAAGACAATAGCCTTACCATTTTTTACGTAGTTTCCAGTTGCGGGAGTACCAGAAACTCCTAGGTCATCTCCACCGAAAACGGGAGCGTATGGAATTTCTTGAGGAGTTCCAGCAGGTCCCGCTGCGCCTGTTGCGCCAGTAGGCCCAATCTTATCAACAACATCGATAACACCAGCAACGCTTGGGTCAGTAACGTCTTGATAAATAATTTGTACTGGAGCGTCCAAAGGCACATCGTAGATAATAACTGGGTCTGTGCTGGTTCCGTTTCTACCAGAAACAGTGGAGTTGTTGAGGGTTCCAGGTACGGTTGAGGTGCTTCCAGAAGACAGCCTCAGCGCTAGGGAGTTTGTTAACAACACAGCGGAAGTATCTATGTAAAGTCTTTCACCGCGCACCGCGACAAGGTTGGGGTTGTTTCCTACGACCCCCTGAGAAGAGTAAAATCCGCCCTCACCGCTTGAAGATATTGTATAGACAACACCGCCCTTAGGACCTGCAGGCCCCTGAGAACCTTGAGGTCCAGGAATGGTAGAGGCAGGTCCTGTAGCACCTGTGACGGATGGTCCAGTTGGCCCAGTTACTCCGATTGCTCCTGTTGGACCAACAATCTGGCCAACGCTGTTCCAGTTAAGCCCGTCCCAAACATATAGGTCACCGTTGTCATCAACAATGTATGCATCGTTAACGGCGTTCCCAGTGAGAGGAAGATTAGCAGCTGTAGATACGCTTCCTTCAACGTTTATGGAAGTCCCCTGAGGGCCAATAGGTCCTGTAACCGAAGGCCCCGTTGCGCCCGTTGCGCCAGTTGCTCCAACGTTTCCAGTGAGACCAATAGGACCTACGGGACCAATTAAGGCTCCTGCTTCAATCCAGCCGTTGTCAGCTGTGTAGATATAAATTGTGTTTTCTTCGTAGATAACGTAGAAATCTCCAATTGCACCAGCGGTTGCTCCAGCTGCCGCGCTGAACTCAGCGAAGGTGTTATAAAATCCTTGCGCTTGTGAGCCCACGCCCTGCGGTCCAGCGGGTCCAGTAACAATAGGACCAGTTGCACCCGCAACACCAGTCGGCCCGAGCGGGCCTTCATCTCCAGTTGCGCCTGTAGGTCCTAGCGGCCCAATCTCGCCTTGAATACCTTGGGGGCCTGTTGCTCCACCAAACTCTGAAGTACCAACTTCAACCCAGAAGTTGTCATAGTAAACAAAGACTGCTCCGTTATTTGTGTCGAACCATAGCTCGCCTGGCTCTGGAGATAATGGAGGGCTATCAGACTTAGGTACAAATTCTCCTGCGGCACCCGTTGGTCCTGCAACTGTTGAGTCAGCACCAGTAGGGCCAACTTCACCTTGAGAACCTGTCGGCCCAACCACAGTTGAGGCGGCACCAGTAGGTCCAGTCTCACCGATTGGACCAGTGATACCTTGGGGACCTGCAACTACAGAGTCAGCTCCAGTTGCGCCAGTCGGTCCGACCTCTCCCTGAGGCCCTGTAATTCCTCTATACCCAGTTGGGCCAGTGACACCTTGAGGACCAGTAACTGTTGAGTCAGCTCCTGTTGGGCCTACGTCTCCTGTAGCACCTGTCGGTCCGATTGGGGCAGCAGAAGTCTCAACCCAGAAGTTGTCATAGTAAACATAAATGCGACCAGTCTCGCTGTTATACCAAGCGTCGCCAGCATCAGGGCTGGAGGGAGGAGTGACATTTGTAACAGCAAATGCACCTAGCTCACCTTGAGAACCAGTCTGTCCTGTTGGGCCAGTTTGTCCTGTAGGACCAAGTGGGCCTATAGGTCCTTGAATGCTTCCAACGTTATTCCAAGAGCCGTCTACGTCATCCCAAACGTAGAGGTCACCAGTTACTAAGTAGCCGTCTCCAGGATTACCTGTTGGCTCAGATGCTTGGAGCTCTCCTAAGGTTGCATATGACCCAAGGATTGTTACGCCAGTACCCTGAGCACCCGTTGAACCAGTTGCACCTGTAGGTCCTAGCGGTCCTTCAACTGTGCTGTCCGCACCTGTTGGACCGCTTGGGCCTGTCTGCCCAGTGGGACCTGTTACGCCAATCTCACCTTGAGAACCTGTCGAACCTGTCGGTCCAGTTACACCCTGCGGTCCTGCAACTGTGCTGTCTGCACCAGTAGGCCCTGTGACACCCTGCTCGCCCTGCGGGCCTTGAACTGTGGAGTCGTTACCCGTTGCACCTGTAGGTCCAGGAGTTGTTGAGACTGCACCAGTAGCACCAGTTGGGCCTGTGTTACCTAAATTACCCTGAAGACCTATCGGCCCAGTTGGGCCTGTAGGCCCGAGAACATTACTCTGAGGTCCAGTCGAGCCTGTAGCACCTGTAGCACCAATAGCACCCGTAGGTCCTAGCGGTCCAGCAACACCTGTTGGTCCTTGTATTCCTGCACCTGTTGCACCTGTAGAACCTGTGGGGCCAACTTGGGTAGAGGCCGCGCCTGTAGGACCAGTGACTGCTGGGCCTGTTTCACCGATTGCACCTGTTGCACCCGTAGGTCCTGTTTCACCGCGAATACCCTGAGGACCAATGTCACCAGTTCTTGCGAACGTGGCAATAATATCTTCTAGATTGGAGAAGCTTGTTGCCAGACCACTCAGGTAAGAAACAGGAACTCTAAAGTATCCTGTGGCCTCAGTGATTGCACCTGTGATAGCAAAGATTGCAAAGTCGTTGGAGTCAACTTTGTTGGTGATTCGAACGTGTCCCTTGATTGGACTTGTAGAGTCGTCAATCGTGCGGAGGAATTGCTGAACATCGATTGCACCGTCAGCCTCATCGTCAATAAAAAGATTGGTTGCGCTCTGAAGGTCAGCGTTGTTAAATTTAATTTTTCCAGTGCCAGGGTCGGTGTCTGCTACCGAAGTGCTAAAGGTGTAGTCAAAGCTTGCTCCACCAAAGTTACCAATTGGGCCTGTTGCACCTGCAACACCAGTCGGACCTTGAACACCAGTTGCACCCTGTGGACCAGCCACGGTTGAGTCTGAACCCACCGAACCTGTCGCACCAGTTGGACCTGCTACTCCCTGAGCACCAGTAGCGCCTTGAGAACCAGTAGCTCCAGTTGCGCCCACTGCGCCAGCGGCACCAGTTGCACCTGTAACTGAAGCACCTGTTGCACCAACTAAACCTTGAGAACCTGTTGCGCCAGTCGCGCCTACAGCGCCTGTCGCGCCAAGTACACCTTGAGGACCTTGAGCACCAGTAGAGCCGACTAGGCCGTTTGAACCTGTTGCGCCTGTAGCACCGACTGCTCCTGTTGCACCTGTAACTGAAGCGCCAGTCGTTCCTGTATTACCTTGGACACCACTTGCACCTGTTGCACCCGTTGCGCCAACTGCTCCTGTTACACCTTGGATACCTGTTGGACCCGCGACTCCAGTAGCTCCAGTTGAGCCGATTGACCCAGTTGGGCCTGCAGTGCCTGTTGGGCCTGCTACGCCAGCGGGACCAGTATTACCTAAATTACCCTGAAGACCTATCGGCCCAGTTGGGCCTGTGACACCGATGGGGCCTTGAACTGTGGAGGTTGGACCAGTTGCGCCCGTGGCACCGATAGCACCAGTTGCACCCTGAATACCTGTGGGTCCTGTAGCGCCTGCAGGTCCTGCATCTCCAGTTGTTCCTGCCGCGCCTGTTGCACCAGTTCCGCCAACTGGACCTTGGATTGTTCCAACGTTGTCCCACTCGGAGTTGACGTTGTCCCACACAAAAAGGTCACCATTTATAAGGTAGCCATCTCCGATGTCGCCTGTTGTAGGTAGGTCACCTGTGGATGCCAGAGAACCAACAATGGTGACTGAGGTTCCAGCTGCACCAGTTGGCCCAATGTTACCGATGTTACCTTGTGCACCCGTTGCACCTGTAGGACCGCCTGAAGGTCCTGTAGGGCCTTGCGGGCCTTGCTCGCCAGCGCCAGTAGGTCCTGTTGCTCCCTGTGGGCCTACAGAGCCTCTAGCAACGTCTGAACCTGCGGGGGAAGTTGTTACTGTATCTACTGTGTCAAGCTTGGTGATATCTACATCGCTCTCATCTCCAATAGGGAGGTAGAAGCGGAATTCTTTTGGACGTGAACCCTTGATGCGAATCTTTGCAGTCCAGTACCAGCCACGTGGGCTCAGGTCAAGGTCGTCAGTACATGGGAGCTCAACGGTGAACTCTCCGTTAGAGTCAATAGTTAAAACAATTGGGTTGGCAACGATTGTCGCGTCGTCGACATCCTCGATTCGGCTAGAAGCCGTGAATACTACGGTACCAGAAGCGGGCAGGCCAGTACCTTTGAGGTACTTACCAACGACATTTCTAGTGTTAACGTCAGGTGAAAAATTCATAGGCCGCGCTCCAGGTCCATTAAAGCTTGCCGAAGGTCCGACAGGCAGCGGACTCTTCTTACGCTTTTTATTGTACGGGAGTTCTGCAGGGGTTAGTTGTCTCTAACCCCAGTAATTACGCTAATGTCTTGTCTAGGGTTGTGCCCCTCGCCAATCACCATCGTAAGAATTCCTGGAGAAGACTCTAGGCCGTGACGGTCGCGAAACCACGCGCTCCCTGGGTCAACCGTAGGGGCTTGGACCCACAATCTGCCACCAATGTCCATAGCTTTGAAATTGTGAAAGTGCCCAGAAATCCAGACATCACACATGCCTAGGGCGGTTTGGCCTGCTGATTGGCCCTGCAAGTACTTCAAAACGTTGTTACCAGTTTGGTGTCCGTGGAATAATCCCAGCAGCGTGCCACAAATATCTATGGACAGTGTCTGGTGAGACTTTTCAGGGAATCTAAACTCAACGTGACTTAGTGCTTCATTTTCGGCGCATGCGTCCTGAACTGCGGAGGCAACTTCAACATTCCACCCGTCGGATGGGTCTGAGATTACTTGTCTGGTAACTTCATCGTGGTTTCCATTGACTACAGGAACAATAATTCTGTCTGCCAATGGTGCAAAGGCCTTAATTTGAGCCATAAGAATCCTACGAGCAACTCTTGTCTGCTCTGTTAGCCCCAAGTCTGAAGACGCAAGGCCTTGTAGCTTTCCATTCTGTGAGGTGTTGCCCTCAACGTGGTCTCCAGGAAGTGGGATAACCACTGTGCCAATACTGCGACCAATTTTTCTAAGGTCCTTAAGTCTTTGAACTCCCAGAGCTGTCATTTGAAGAAGACGGTCTACAGTTTGAGCTGTGCCGTCATCTCCTTGCTTTTTACCAAGCTGCTGGTCGCTAGGGGCAAAAATATAAGCCAGATTGCCAGAAGTAACTTTTTCTGGCTTGCCTGGCTTCCATTTAGAGACTTCAGCTACTAATTTTTCTAAATCAAAATCTCTTTGACCAAATCCTGCAGCTGGCTTGAGTGAAATTCTGTGAGCTTCTAGCCATTCTCCAGCGTGGTTCTGCCATTTAGATTTTCTTACTGAGACAACTTCCCACTGCTCTGGGGTGAGGTCAAACTCTTCTAGTAAATCTTTTTGGTCTGGAATCTCACCAGCACTTCTGGGTGTTGAGACGATGAACCCACCGTTCTCGTCAATCTCCATTCGGGGACGCCAAGACTCTGGGGCGTTCACTAATCTTGTGTCAGACCCGCTTGGTCCTGGACTAACTAGAGCTAGAAACTTGTCAGTCAACTCAGACATTAAGACGCCTTCTTTTTTAGGTCTCTACGAGCTACGCTATTCATCCCTGTAAAGCAACGGCACTGCTTACGGCGGTGCGTTGATATAGAGGAAAAAGCAACGTCATATCCTTCACTCAAAAGAATGTCGTGGATTTGTCGATTAGAGACGGTCGTGGCGCTAGAGGGCTCAGACATAAGCATCTCTAAAGCTTCTAGGTCTTCTCCCTCAATTAGAGAAAGAAGCTTGGCTACGCCGCAGGGCAAACCAGAATCGGTGCGGGGGGTAGCGCTCAACTTTTCGGCTAAACTCATAAGTACCTCCAGTAAGGCGGAAAGACTTATTGTAAGTCTCGCGATAACTGTAACACTAAGTGCAAACTTTTCGACTTATAATACTTACGGCGTGTCAAGTATCTAATAAAACTGTTTCAAAAGTCCCTACTTATGGCGACTATAAGACCTAATTATCCTTTTTGGGAGGAGTGGGTCCTTTTTTTCTAGTCGGCTTTTTGACTTGTTTTTCAGGCACAACGATTGGGATATAGACCGAGTTGGCTAAAACTTGAAGAAGAATGGTTCGGGTTTCTTCGTTTTGAGTGCTGATTTTATTTAGAGAAGTTTCTAAATCTCCAGTCTTACGGGCCACATCTGCGAGGCTAAGGCCTCCATTGGACTTCGGATGGATGGGAGCGGTGGCAATTTCAATCTCTTCTTTGACAATTTTGCGTAAAGACCTAGACCAAACCTTAGATGTGCCAGCAACAACCGCTGCAAAAGCAATTAAAGCACTTAAGTAGATAGCAATGTCTCCGATGTCCAAAACATCAGCCGTGCCTGGCTCCCACCAATTGGCCGTGTCAATAATCACAGCTGGAAAAGTGTATGAAAGAAATTGCAAGAGAATGCCCCGTCTGAGTAAGCTTGTGTTACTTATAGTGTATATTGAAACTCGTTGAACGATTAGTAGACAGCGGACTGCGCTAGGTGTATAGTTTCCCTACTAAGCTAAAAATTTTTTAAGTTACTTAACTATCTTCCGCGAACGTTGAGTAATCTTCCCAGCGATTTGAGGAGGTTGCGGTGGATAACAAAGACAAGAGTCGTCTCGCAAAGGCGTCGACATATTACCCAAATTTGAATTGGAAAATTCTTCCATGCCATGGAATTGATAACGGTCGATGCACTTGCAATAAGACCCACGGTGAGCCCAAGGAAGTTGGAAAGCACCCTGTAATAGGTCAGTGGAATGTTGAATCAACTTCAGACATTGACAAGATTAACAAGTGGTGGAGCGCCAACCCTGAGTACAACATCGGCGTACATTGTTCTAAGTCTGGCTTTTTAGTCATCGACATTGACCCACGCTCTGGCGGTCCAGAATCCTATGTAAAATTTTTAGAAAAGCTCGAAGGCGAGCTACCCCCAACCGTTGAGGCCATCACTGGTATCTACAACGGCGATGACAGAACTAGTGGCCGTGGACGCCACATTTACTACAAGTGTGACCCAGAAGAAGACTTAATCGGAAACCTCAACTCTCTTGAGCTAAAAGGTGTTGACATTAAGCACAATGGCTATGTCCTTATTTCTCCTTCGAGGCACCACTCTGGTGTTACTTATGAATGGGCCGAGGGCTGTGCGCCTTGGGAAATTGATATGGCAGAGGCTCCCGAGGAGCTCCTAAGTATTCTCCGTAAACAGCGTCGTCGCACCTCATACAACTTTGCTGGTGGAGGCGACTGGGACTGGGTAAATGACGTAGAAGATTTTGACTACGACAAACTTATTAACGAGGGAATTGACGAAGGAGAGCGAGCTGTACAGATTTATAAGCTTTCCTGCCACTTAGCTAATAAGTATGGGACAGAGCCTGTAACCGCTAACTTCATTGAAACGTTTATGATTAGGTTCAATCACGATAACGTCCGACCTCCTATGGAGCTAGAGGGCACAAACTCTTTGATTATGCACGTTCGTCGTGGGATACAGTTTGTTGCGGATAATCCTAAAGAACAAAGATATGACCCTCAGCACAGCGAATGGCAAAAAGACCGTGCCGTAAAAATTAGCGCATCCAATGGAGCGGCTAAATCCCCAGCAAAGCTAGTTCCTCTTCTTGGCGTCGTGGCTCCCGAGACTTATTCAATGGACGGCCTAAACGAAAACATCTACCGTCCGTACGAGCACGGTGTAGATGAGCTAATTGAGCAGGGGGCTTCTATTAATGAAGCCACCAGCATTACAAACATGGACGTGCCTAAAGACCCAGACGCCATAGCAGTTCAAGACGGAGGAACTCCAGGTAGACGTTCTTTGTCAGACACTGGCAACGGACGTCGCCTTGTAGACATTTTTGGTAAGGGTGCTCGATACAGTACTGGCCTTGGTTGGTTTGTTTGGAAAGAGGGCTATTGGAAGCCTGATACCGAAGACCTAGAAATTCAAGAACTTGCTAAGCGACTCGGCGCCTTTATTGGCTCTGAGACCGAGAACCATGACCCAGATAAGCAGGGTGAAGTTCTCAAGTGGGCGCATCAATCTCGTAGCAACTCTCGGTTGCGTGGAGCAGTGGATAGTGCTAAGTCTGACCCTAGGGTTGAAGTAGCAGTTGACACGTGGGACAATGACTCAAACTTGTTGGGTGTTCTCAACGGTGTGATTGACCTAAAATCAGGTGAGCTTTTGAAGGGTCGTCCAGACCTGCACATCACTCGCCGTGCTCCAGTTACTTACACTCGTGGTCACCGAAACGCCCGCTGGGAAAAGTTCCTAGACGAGACAACTGGTGGAGACAAAGAATACCAAGACTGGCTACAAAGAGCCGCTGGGTACACACTCACTGGCTCCAGTAAGTACGACATTCTTTTTCTAGTTTATGGACCTGGTGGTTCGGGTAAAAATACTTTCGTTGAGGCTTTGGTTAAGTGCCTAGGTACTCAGCAATACGCTTGGCCTCTGGACTCCACAATTCTGGCTCAGGGCGACGGAAAGTCAAACAGCACTGACCTCTACCACTGGGCTCAGTTGCGTGGACGCCGAATGGTCTGGGTAGATGAGCTTCCCGACTCCGAGCGTATTAAAGAGAACTCTGTAAAGAAGTTGACGGGCTCTTCTGAAATCTCAGCCCGTTCTCCTGGAGAGCAGCCTTTCACGTTCCAGTCTCAGGCGAAGCTATGGATTTCTACAAACCACCGTCCTATCATTACGGATGATGCCATGTGGCGTCGTATCAGACCTATCCCGTTTGACAAGGTGCCTCTTCACCCAGACCCAAACCTTAAGGACTACATCTTTGACCCAGAAGGCGGACTACCCGCTGTTCTTGCTTGGGCTGTCGAAGGTGCAATGCAGATTCTAAACTCCAATGACCCTGACGCTCTTGGTTGGTGCGTACGAGTTCGAGAAGCAGCTGATGTCTATCGCAAGAACGAAGACCGTATTGGAATCTTCCTTGCCGAAGAGACTGAAGAAGCCGTAGGGATTCAGACAACAATCAAGACTATGTTTAGCGTCTACCGTGTTTGGTCCGAGGACCGTGGCGAGCGCTCGATGACTCAGATTGCATTCACTAGAAAGCTTCTTGAGCGTGGCATGGAGATTGACGGTACTGGTTCTCGCGCAACTGTCAAGGGTCTCAAGGTTATTTCAAGGATGACGCCTACAGATATGAACTGGCAGACAATGACTTCGATAGCTAGGTTCTAACGGTTAGGGTTAAAAACCTTACCTCCGCCAGAACGGAACGGCGGAAGCTTTCTTGCAGCAGGAGATTTAGCAGTTAGCTTTCCTCCATGGAATCCTGCAGGTGGCTTAATTAGCAAAGCTGTCATGGCGTGAACCAAAGCATCTACTCGGTCTGGTGAGCTTCGAGTCTGCTCTGGAATCCAAGAAGTCATCTGAGACTCTAGCTCGGGTAGATAATTTACGTGGTGAATTCTAGATTGCTCGTAGGCCAAAACAATTGGCTCGGCTCTCAAAGCTTTACCGTATTTTGAGTGGACCTCTAAAACCTTTACGCTAGGGTCAATAGCGTTGATTGCGTTACGAACCAAAGCACCACCTTGGTTTACTTCTGCGACAACTGGTGCGCCCCAGCGACGAGCCATCTCAACGACTTTATTAGCCCAGACTTCTGGGGAGCCGTGAATGGTAGCGTCTTCCAGAACCCAAGCGTGGCGCTTGTACAAGTCTCTGTCTCCAGTGGATGCGCAGACGACGATACCGCAAGCGTCCCTTGGGTTTTCTGCTACCGACGGGTCAACACCTATAACTCTCAGGGGGGTGCTAGGCGGGTAGATAAGCTCTCTTGCCTTATCAATCATTTCGATTGTCCAAAGAGCGCCGTCCACGTCATCAAGCATTTCGCCGTAAAGTTCTTGCTGCGCGAGAGATGTTCCTTCGTATACCCCAGTAATTGTGTCTAGGTATGCGCCCGACAAGTTTCCAGCGTTATCCAGAGTAGAACCCTTGGTGATAATAACTTTTGAACCTGAGGTCTTTATAAGTTTGGATTCTTCAATAAGTTTATAAAGTAGCGGCACTCTTTTTGGTGTTGTGGTCACAACCATCTGAGGGTTGGCTCCAAGACGAGTACCAACTCGTATATTGTCAAAAGCAGTCATGCCAGCAGCGTCTGGGGTCTGTCTCCAGGCCGCCACTTCGTCGCTCCAACTATGCGTAAATTGTGGTCCACGCAAACCATCAGGTTCGTCTGCAGTGAAGAGACTGGCAACGTTACCGTTTGGCCAAGTGAGTCTTCGCTTAGAAGGTTCGTAGTGTGGCTTCTCTGAAGGAGGAGAAATGTTTATTATACCACTTTCTCCTTCGACCAAAACGTCTCGAACGTCAGCCGCGGTACGAGCTACTAGCCCGAATCTTCTTTGCCCTGTGGTTGTGTATTTTGCCTGCTCGCGGACCCATTCGGCACCAAGGCGCGTGTTGTGCGTTGGGATGAGAGCTTCGCCAGCAAGGTACATGGAGTTAGGTGAGTCAACGGTGAGGCATCGGCTTAGTACGGGAGCTATTTCCTCGAAAGAAACAATCATGCGATGAAAATTTCTAGACGCCTGATTCCCAAGAGGGATAAACCGCTCAGTTTTTCTAGGAAGCTTGAAAAAGTTACGGGTTGGTCTCCACATAATGCGATAAGCAAGTTTACCAGGAGTACGCGTACCGTCTTTAGCAGTCGCGTGAGTCTTTTTTTCCGCCATAGTGGGCTTCTGCCCAAGCGAGCGAGCAAGGAACATGACGCCGTCGGCAAGATTCTTATTAGTATTTGAAAATTCTATATATCCCGATTTAGCGTCAATAAATCCGTCAGAGTCTAGTAGGCCAGCTAAGAGCTCCCAGCGTTGGTCGGCTGAGGCATATAAATATTCAGCAGGGATGTGCTTGGTTCCTGGTACTCCTATTTTTCGTAAGTCAGAGATAAGACCCCTAGCAGTTACAGAACCTGTATTAGGGTGCATTAGTTTTCTATACTTTGGCTCTGTTGGGGTGTATCCTGCAGCCGAAATTGCATCTACGAGGTGACCCATATCATCACGGTGCTGAGTAAAGCCACTAGATGCAGTAGTCCCGTCTCCAAGAAATACCCCAAGTAAATACGGGTCAATAAGTAAATCAGCAATTGGCGTTGAAACATCCCCTGTTACGGGAATTGAGTGGTTGAAGTCGCCTCTGTCGTTGTAGGTAAAAGAATCTACAATTTCCTGAGTGTTGCGTATTTTTGGCCCTACGCCTGTTTCTTGCCTAACGTAATTTATGGTCGAGTGAAGATTTCTGCCAGCTTGCATGTGAGGGGCGAGGGCCTGTCTACAAACTCCAAGCTTGGTTGCAGCTTTCCTAACCGACATCCCAGCGCCCACAAGTTCAAAAGCGCGGTCAATAGTAGACACGGGAATGCGAGACCCTAATCTCAGGCGAGAAATCGTGGACTTCCATTGAGGCCAGTTATCGGGAAGGCCTTTGGCCCCGCCGACATTTCGGTTATAGGCTTTCCTGTCCGAGTGGGTCCATGTTACCCATTGGTGCTCTTCACCTGCGTCCAAGGTAGTGCCGTCTGAAAAAGTCAAACGAAACATCCTCTTGGGTATATCAGGGACGTGAGCTTGCAGTACTTTAGTGGGCTTACCATTCTCATCAAAAATGGTGTCGCCCGTTTGAATGTCCCCGATAGTTTTGAAGTATGTAGACGTACCATCTGTATAGAGTATTGGAGTGGACATCTCCAAAAATTTCCCAAATCCACGCCCAGCCATAATTAGCCATACGTTCCAGTCGTCACCTTCGGGTGCTAACTGCTCAGGGCGAGCCCAAACGTTCCAGTCCCACATGAGCTGGTCCATGTCCATATCAGCAAGGACAGCCTGTTGCTCCTCTATGGGCAAAAGCGCAATAAGCTCCATCAAACTTTTGCCCATAGGTCACCTACTTCTTTGAGTTACGTTGCAAACTTCTCTGAACTCCATAATACAGGGGTGCAGCTGAGCTGAGTCCTAATTCCTTTGCCAAGTTAGAAAGAGAGATACCGTTCTGGTATTCCTCAGCCAACTGGTCGTGATACAGGTCTCCGTCTTTTTTACGAGCAGAAGTCACTCGAGACGCAGCTGATTTGATGTCCTGATTTTTTACGCGAACCTTTGGCCTGAAAGCTGACACAGTAATGTCATTCATAACAACGCGACGGCGAACTCCCGCATACGCTACTTCTAGTTTCTTTGCAAGCAAAGGAAGACTTCCACCTTTGTTGTAAAACTCTGTGAGCAATCGGGTGTACTCCCTGCTTGCTTCGTGGGCTGGCGAGGACTGGTTACGAGCACCATACGCCTGCTTTGCCTGAGGTAGTATAGGCACAATCATTGTTGCGTATTCTTCTACGAGCTCATAGCTCATGTCATTCTCCATCTATGTCTTTGTATCCCAGATTGTCCACTTTCAAGACTATCATACGTAAGTCCCTAAACCTAATCTATAACCTTAAGGTTTACCGCATGTATTATCGCGTGTCAGTTCCGAAAAGTTGTATCATTTACTTATGGACTTTTTAATTATTCTTTTGATTGTGGCTGGGGTGCTGGCAATCCTGTGGGTTCTGTTATTGGTAATGTCTGGACTTGTTTTGCTCTCGGCGGTTGCTAAGTTGAAAGACGACTGGCTAGTCTCAGTGCGTGACCTGGATAAAAAGTCCTGAGCTAGACAACATCAGTGACTTCTTTAGAGAATGCCACAAAGACGTATCGAACAGTACTTGCGTACCACTCTTTACCTTTGTTAGTTGTTGGGACTCCCTCTTTGTTCAGCTTCTGAGCTATAACGTTAAAAGAAAGACCAGCGTTTCTTTCATTCCAAATTCTTTGCTTTAGGTCTATGTCCAGTACTGACTTAGGGCCAATGTCAACTCCCCAGACTTTGCCGTTATCACGTCGGTCTTGATGGACATCCTTCTGGCGTAGAGAAATCATTCCTCTTTCCATCTCAGCCATGGCTGACATTATTGTGACGACGAATCTTCCTTGGTATGTGGCAGTGTCTAGCCCAAGGTCAAGCAGGGCTAATCGCCATTCATACTTATGAGAACGGTCAACAATGCTGAGAAAGTCTCGAGTGGAGCGAGCTAGTCGGTCCAACCTTGTGACATACATAGCCTGAGCAAGCCCAGAGTCAAGTTCTTCCAGTGCCTTCTTCAGCACTGGTCTACCTTGAATACTCTTCCCTGAGCGCCCCTCTTCTCTAAGAATTACAGGCGTATAGCCAGCCAACTCAGCGGCAGCGATTAGCTGCTTCTCCTGAGCTCCAAGACTCATACCGTCTGTTGCTTGCATTTGAGTTGAGACTCGTGCATAGCAATAAGCAATGCCTTCAGTCATTACGGAGCTACTCTTCCGTTCGCAACAAAAGACTTGTGGGTCAATGGCATGAGCTCCTCGAAGATGGCTTCGTATTTCTCTGCGACTATCTCAATCTCGCGCTGTGGGTATGACGGAAACCTTTGACCTTCTACGTTGCGACGCAGTGACAAAAAGTTCATAAGAGCGCGGGCGTTCATGGTGACGTATGCCGATGAGTAAATGGTTGTGGGCAGAACTGCTCTGGCCACCTCTCGGGCAACTCCCGCGTCCAGCATCCCTGTGTATTCTGCGTAAGCACTTTCGCAGGAAGTAACAAAGCTGTTAGACACAACTTCGTACTGCTCAGGGGTGCCTGCACTAAATACGTAAGCTCCTGGCTTGCCAGTCTGGATAAGGTTGCGAGATACGTCTGGAACGTAGAACTCTGCCTCTAGCTTCTTGTATCGTCCCGACTCTTCGTTGTAGCTAGCCATGCGGTGACGCATGTGCTCTCTCCAAACAAAAATAGGGGCTTTTACATAAAAAGTAAAGACAGAGTGCTCGAAAGGAGAACCGTGACGGTCGCGAACCAGCCAGTTGATTAGACCAGCTTGCCTGTCTGACGCGTCCTCGGAGAACCCCTCGTTGCCGTGAAATGAGCGCTCGCCTTGGGTTGAAACCTTGGCAGCGAAGATTACATCGGTATCTGACGCACTGTGCTTGACCAGCTCTACGGTCATGTCTGAGTTAAAGACTGTCATTAGTTCCTAGTCTACCGAGTGCATCTTGAAAAAGCTTTTCTTGTCTTCGCTCTTCTTATTCTTCGCTTTGCCTAAGGTTACGAAGAGGCTTTTGACCAAACCGTAGACCAAAACAATGGCGATGATGCCGATAGCGAGGACCAAAATAGAGCCGAGCAGGAACATACCTAGCTCAAATGCAAACTCGAATGGTGCTTTCCAATTGATACTCATAATTACCTTCTTTCTGTCGTTTAACTAGACTATATCATACAGTGTTATGTCTAAAACTGTATTACTTATTTGTATTATACCTAATGTTCATTTGGAGTTCGTACAATTTAGGCACTTTGCCCAGTAAATACAAGGAAAATGCCCCTATAAAACTTCGTGCAAAACCCGTTTTTTCGCGCTCACTCTCCCTGTGAAGTCAAAGCAATAGATAGGGCTTTTTGCTTAGCTTTAGCACGCTTACGTTCTCGTGCGTCAGTGTTCTTTAGGGGTGCACAGAGAGTACATCGACAGTTTCTCATACCTGTCTTGCCACCTCCGTGCCCAACGGAAGACGCCTTAGTGGTTTTCTCTTTGTGACATGGGACGCATAAAAGTTGGCACTTTAAGCTCTCTGCTCGGATAACATCCATGCTCGCACTAGTGAGCCTTTTGGATATGGGGAAGGATTTGTTTTCGGGGTCGATATGGTCAAACTCCAAATCACTTGTCTTGGCGCACTTAACGCACTTTCCGCCCATTTCTAAAATAAGCAATTCTCTGCGCTCGCGATAGCGATTAGCTAAATACTCACGCATGTATGCGTTGTAGTCTTCTCTGTCCTTTTTCGGCATTTTTCGCGCTCACACTCCGTTAACGTATTGAGGAGAAGTCACTTCTGCCATAGACCTCAGTTGGTCAAAGGGAACTCTCCAACGGCGCTTGCTAGATATCTGGGTAAGCTCAAAAGTGGACTGTCGGCAGTCAGAGCCCCACATCCACCCAACCGCTGTGTAGGGAGGAGATACGTTATCTCTGTCCCTCGGCTTCATATCTTCGAGCCCGCCAACAAGGAGTACATAAGCAACATCTATGTCGTCGCCTTCTTCATGCCTCAGGGACCAAGTCGAGTCGTCCACCCTTTTATTGGTAAAGCAATACCTAATCTCGTAGGGGGGAACATCTGCAGCGGACCTCCACTTGTTTACGTGGGGAACAAAATCACTAAGGCCAACCATTCGAGCAAAGGCCATTTCAGAGCCAGCAGCAACTGAGTGTTGCCAAATCTCTGCAACGTCTCCTTGGGAGTATCTTCGATTAGCTTCGGGCCTTGCGAGGTAGGGCTCTTGGCGTTCAAAGCCAACGCGAGCGCAAGTTGCTTCTTCTTGAGGGGTCAGGGAGTAGCTCCACTGAGAATTGTCATTTGTCATATAATAGATACTACACCACAAAACTCGTTTTTTCGCGCTCTCGCTCCGTAAAGGGAATCTTCCAGAGAAATAGGGGAGTTTAGGTGTGGGGGGGAGTGTGGAGGCGGAGGTGCCAGACCAATCGAGAAATCCCAATCCATGCTTCCTGGCACCTCCCCTAGATACGTTTTCCGACCTCCTCACGGTTGTCTTCGGTTTACCTAGCAGAGAAGAAACACAACCGACCGTCCAATTACGCAGTGGTTGTGCATGCCTCCACACCGACTATCTTAGCGGTACTCGTAAGTTCAAAAATCGTTTTTTCGCGCTTCCGCTCCGACAGAGAAAAAGGAAGGATAGAAATGAGTTATGGTTAGGTATGGCTTTTTTTGGGTGGTGCGCAACGGGACATCACGCTGGCTGTAGAGTTGAGTTTGAAAACTGGGCCGTAAAAGGCGAAATGACTAAGTGCGAATGTGAGTGCCATGGGAACCGAGAAGCAGCCGAGGAACATGATAGAGGAGCAGATTTACCAGCAGGGGGTGCAGGACGAAAAAAGAAGAATCCTGGCCCTACTGATGCTGGACCTGCTTCTGCTGAAGATGAACAGTCCTGAGCAGTTTGTAAAAAGAGCCGTTCAGATGATTGAGCAAGAAGACAGATTTAACTAGAGCGCCTTTGAATTCCAGTAACGCGAGCAAGCTCCAGCGTTGCGTAAGCTTGAGCAATTTGAGCGTAGTGCAACCCGACATCGTAGCCCGCAGCAGTTTCAGCTCGGATAAGGTACTCAACGGATTTGCCCTTAAAAGATGCTAATGACATCCTCTCTTCGAACTGTCTGGCGTCTCGTTCTTTTCCGTCGTACTCGTAGTCATCCATACAACTCAGCATACACCCGATAAGATTGGGTTAATGATTTACGAATGGAAACTAGACGGGGTAACCCGAAACTTTGGTGACGCTTTGCCAGAAGTGTTCCTTGACCCCTTGAAGCACCACGAATGGTCTTTGGACCCTAGCAGTGTGCACTTTCCTATTGGAAGTGTCATAAGCAACACGCACCTTAAGCTTGCTGCCGATGCTGGGAAAATTGCCGTCTTTCACCGCTGTGGCTGGAGAGGCGAAAGCTTGGACCCAGAGTTGCTAGAGACTGCAGAGTTTGATGGAGTACGAGGCCCAAACACTCAAGCGGAACTTAGAAAGCACGGGATTGAAACTGAAATCACCTTAGACCCCGCATACATGCTTCCAGGAATCTACCCTAAGTCTTCGCCTAATGGTCTTGCGTTTGCAGTACGGCACATTCTGGACAAGTCGGATTACAACGTCAATTCGATACACGAGCTAGGCGCAGACGCACTTTTTAGCCCCGTTGTCGAGGACCGCGCAGACATTATGGCCTTCATAGATAAAGTCTCTGGAGCAAGGTTTGTTTTGGCAGGCTCAATGCATGCGGCGATTGTTGCGCACGCGTATGAAGTCCCGTTCGCTCTTTTGGGTGGAGAGTACATAGACTGCGAGCCTAAGTGGGCCGATTGGCTGAACTCTGTAGGAGTCACCGACGTCAGGTTCGTGCATAATGTTAAAGACGGCAGAGAGTGGTACAGGTCTGCTCTCGGAACCAGAATGTGATTTTTCGCGCTCCCACCCCGTAAAAAGAGGAAACCATGGAACCAGATATGATTTGGCAAAGCCAGATAGAGAATTACTCAGTAGTTATTGAGTCAATAGGCGAGAACATGTGGCGAGGTAATCTAAAGATTTATAATTCCGAAGGAGAGCTTCGGTATCAACGCGAAGTAAGTGTGAAGCGTGGATTGGAAGTTGGCGGAGATACAGACAACTTTCGCGAGTGGGAGAAAGTTATTACCACTTGGATTCACCAGTACAGCTAAATCCCAGTGGATTGCGCCTTAGGGTAATTGGCAGCGTTGTCTGCCCACAGCTTTTCAGTGAGGTCGTCTGG